TTTTTAAATGGAACTATTGCTTCATCTGATAACTTTTCAAATTTTACTGTCATGTTTTTTTAAAATAAACTAAATTGTCTTTCTTGAATAGTATATATCATATCCCATATTGCTTCTATATAGAACTCTTTATTAACCTTTTTTAATAAATCTTTTTCTTCTTTATTAACTAAAGTTATATATTGGTTTTTCAATATAGAATTATCTTTTTCACCACCTGTCTTTAATAAACAACCACAATTAATATCTTTTCTATCTAAATAAGATACAAAGTATCTATTAGTCTTTTGTAAAGTAATTCTCTCTTCATCGTCTTCATTATTTATTCTAACTAATAAAGTAGTAAACTTAGAATTACTTTTTTGACTTGCACAGAATTTAAATATATCAGTACAATTAGCTACTGTTTGTTTAGGTTGAACTCCTTTAGTAAAGTAATCAATAACACCTTCCGGTACTATTTTAAACTTACTCCCTTTGCTAATATTTTGACTTAAATCAAATTCTCCTTTACACTTTAACTTACCATCTGTTTTAACTACAATATAGTTATTTACATCTCTCCTATATATAGAGGAATATTCAACCCATTCTAAGTCAAAGTTAAGAATCTTTTCCCATTCCTCTCTAACTATTTCTTTAATTCTATCAATTCTATCCCTTTTAATATATACAGTTATACCATCTGTATTAGCACTTAATATTAATATTCTTTCTCTAATCAATATCTCAGCTAACATTAATAAGTATAACTGTCCATTTATAGTAACTTTGATTAGAGCTTTTTCATCAAATAACCAATAATTCTTATAACCTAATTTACCGTATATACTGTTAATAACTATTTTAAGACTATCTGCTTTTATTTTATTACCTTCTTTTTTAGCGGTTAATCTTTCATTAGTTATAGTTCTTAGAATATTAAGAAAAACATCTTTATCTAAATGTTCAGGATATACTTCATCGTTCAACATAATAGATGGATAAAATGAAGCTACGTCAATATCTATAATAGTCCAATCTTCTTTTGAATGAACTATTAATTTCTTATCGACACTATGTATTCCACCTATACCTAACTTAAATTCTATTAAATTACCATCGTACTGTTTAAACTTTAAAATCTCTGTAAAATTATCGAATGTTTTATTTAGTTTATTAAAAAACTCTTTTCCTATTAGATTTAATTTAACTTTACTATTAACACATTCACCTATGTTAATCTTATCTCTTTTAGTTCTAAGTTCTTTTAATTCACTTTTCTCTAAGTCAGAGTTCTCTAAATAATACTTATCTAATATCAAACAAGCTATAGCACTATCACTTGCATTAAGTACGTTTATACTATATAACTTACCTATCTCTAATCTCAAATCAAACTTCTCTTGGTGTTTAACAAATAGCTCTTTTGTTATTAAAACATCATTTAAGTTATATGATAGTATTAACTCTAACTCTTCATCTGTAATAATTTGTTTATTATAATCTATAGGTAAGTCTTGTATTAGATGCCAATTAATATTTACAGCACATTGTTTTAAACTAATCATTAGTTTATCGTGTGCAAATACCTTCATTATATCTATACTCTTTACTAATTTATATAGTTTAGTTCTACTTAAACTAACTCTATCTTCTTTACCATTCTGACTTCTAATAATTAACTGAGCAAGGTTATATATTAACTTAATATTCTTATCACCATAACCTGATATAATTTCATTTAATAAAGGATCATCAAAATTAAAGTTATTATATCCTATTATATAATTTACATTAGATAGAAAAAGGAGAAGACGTTTTAAGTCTTCTCCTTTTATAATATCTCTAAATACAAATACTTCCTTTTTATCTGAGTTCTTAGCTACAAATGTTATAGTAAGAAGATTAGGGAATATTTCAATATCATAGAAATAGGTTTCTTTTTGTTTTATATTTACCATTCACTCTTTATAAGATAAATGTGTGTAACAACAAATATTAAATAGATAAAGAGATATATGATAAATTCTACTCTACTTCTTCTTTCATCTTTTTCAATTATTTGAGTTATGCAACTAACAAAACATAGTGTGAAATATATTAAGTTGATTATTAATTGAACTTTTAACATATGAGTTATTATAATTAATCATCCTCATCTTCATCATAATCTTCATTATATCCATACTCTTCTTCTGATTCTTCATAATCATCATCTTCTCTGTTTCTTCGTATCCATTCAGGAAAATATGTAACTTCCACTTCATCCCAATCAGAACCGTGTGCATAAGCTAAATCATTTTTCATGTTTGTTTTTAATTAATTTCACAAGAACCACCTATACAACTTAAAACTTCATTACCCGCAAACTTATGAGTTCCTTCACTAAGTATATCTAACTTAGTTATAGCTTCTAAATTATTACCAAATAAGTTAATTCTTCTTTCATAGTCTTCTTTACTAATAGATTGAAAAGGAATATCTTTCTGTCCTCCCCATTCCTCTAACTGTTCTCTACTAATACTATCTTTATAAGGAAACATGGCTAAAGCACTAATTTTGTCTATGTTTTTAATTATTAACTCAGGCATTTGTTCCCACTCCTCTTCATTTCTAATTTGAATAGTATTAGAAACAGTATGAGTGTTATCTCCTTTTCTATGACCTGGTTTAATCCAAGCCTCATAATACTTGCCTATACGTTCTAAGTTCTTTTCTAAAGTCATTTCATTTTCAGTAATAGCTCCTTCAGGTGCTTTAACTACTGTTTCAAAGAAATGTTCATGACCACTATTATTTTGGTCAGAAGGGTGTATAAAATCAGGAAATATATTATATAATAAATTAACTATTTCCTTATGATTAATATCATTTAAGGTTACACCTCTAATATAATAAGGAGCATAGTAAGAGTTAATACCTGAGCTTGAACCTAATAGAGTAGAAGTAGTACCTTCTGGTTTAATAAGGGTAATTCTATCTGAAGGATTTATACCTAATATTCTAGATGTATTACTATTAACTCTTAACATATCCTCTACAATAGTTTTAACTATTTCAGGTTCTTCATAAACTAATTCATCTATATAGCTACCAGCTATTCCATTTAAACTACAACCTGATAATCTGTGATTACAAGTACTCTTTATCCATTTACTCCCTACTAATTTAAGAGCTGTATAAGCTCCTTGTAGAGTAGAGATTAATATAGAACCATAACAAGTAATTTTAAAATCTTCTAAGTTATTAATTAGATTAAGATTTTGTGTAGTTAAATTACAAAATGTATTAGGTGGTAGAGCAGCCTCAACACAAGGATTACAACCCCAATATAAGTTATTAGTTAGAAACAAACCAGGATCACCGTATCCATTCTCACAGTGTTTAACTAATCTTTTTAATAAAGATATATCACTCTTAACCTTCTCTTTAAGTTCTATAATAGAGTTATTAGCTCTTCTTCTATGCTCATTCCCTATTATATTCTTCTCGTATTTACAAGTCATCATATCAGTATCGTCTGGGTCAAATAGAGCTATTAAAGCACTACGTCTGACACCACCAGCTAATACTGAATCAGCCATAATACAAACTATATCGTGTACATCAAGAGATGATAGTTTATTAGATTTACAATTTCTTATAACTCTATCAACTTTCTCTAATGCTATACGTAGAGGTTCTGGACCAGGACAACGTCCACCAGATGAAATATCTGAACCAGCAGGTCTAATCTCACTAAAATTAAATATAGGTTTAGGAGAACCATAGAAGTAAGAACAAAGTAATTGATAGAAAGCATCAGACCAACCTAATACACTATCATCTACTATATGTACCCTATTAATCTTAGGGCTTTTATCAATATTTGGTAGTTGATTAATAACTTCTCTTTGTACAGAATAACCCATACCAACACCACTCATTAATAAACTATTTAAGTCTTTAAAATCATCAGGGGAAGTTAAGTGTGTAAAACCACAGTTAAACATTCTCTCGTTTCTTTTATTAATAGCACTACCTCCAAATTGTAAACTACGCATTGAAGGGAACATTAACTTAGTCTTTACTTGCTCTTCAAATATATTATCAATATCTACCTCAAGCATAGGGAAGTTCCTCATGTGCATATATTTACACCTATTTACACACTCTTCAAAACTCTCTAAATAACCATTGTCTTTCTTCATAGAGTAGTGAGTCTTAAAAGTCATATTAAAACTCAACTCTCTCATCTGTTTTTCTGCTTCTATAAAGTTCATATATTTTTTATCTTATATAAAATCCTTTTTGGTGAGGGAAATAATCAAATTTATGAATAGGATATATTTTATTAATTATTAAAAATAAGCGAGTTACAAATATAACATACAAACAGCAAGCAAAAACAAACCCACTACACAAAATAATATTATGCCAAAATGGCAATATATATCACAGTCTTCAAGTCTATTTTTATTTATAGTATAATTATTTTGTTCATTTATGTAGGTTTGTATTAAAACTCTTGCCGTATCGCCTTTTTCGGTTATCGCCCTTTGTCGCATAGCGGTATAAATAGGCGTGGGTGGCAAAACAATAGCCGTATCGCGCGCGAAAGTCTTTTGCCCGCTAAAGACAAAAGACCACGCTATTAATAAAATAATCAAAAATTTCATACCGTAAAAATAAGCGAGTTACAAATATAACATACAAACAGCAAGCAAAAATAAACCCATTAACTTTACCATAATTCAAAAACAAGCGTGTTTAAATCTATTAAGACTTGTTGCATATATCTATTAATGTTCTAAGCTGTTCTATATTTACTATACCTTCCTCCATTATTATTTATGCCTTCTAGATATTCATAAAATCTATAAGCATTACTCTTCATCATTTCAATTAATTTTTTTATTCTCTCTACTTTATTAAATTGTTCCATAGTTTTATTAATAAATTATTATTAGAATTTAATATCTTATCTTCATATTTTTGTCTTAACATTTCTCTATTATCTCTAAATATATGATGTTCTTTATCCCCTATTTCTATTAACTGTAAATCTTTAAAGAACTCATCTAAATCAATAGTATAAAAATCACCTATAAAAGAACCTTTAAATTCATTGAAATTATTAGTAATCTCAGCTATGTATCGATACTTATTTAATAATATTTCACCTATTAACTTAGCTACCTCTCTGTGTTCTTTTTGAGTGTGTTCTTCTAGTCTAATATTTAGATAAGTTATCCAAGAGCGTAAGTTACCCGTCATAATAAGACGAGTAAGCGTACCCTGTGGTAGAATACATCTTGCTTGCTCCTTAGCAACTCCACACATAATTAATTCATTGTAAGCCTCTTTGATAAGTTCGTAAACTTTGGCTATACGATTCTTTACAAAAACCTCGTTTTCGTGCTTTACGTCGCTCCCTTGCCTGTTTTTTGTACCCTGACTTCTAATCTCATCGGGTACTACGAAAGTGTCTATGTTGGAGCTGTAACGCTGTGAAAACTGCTGGAATGTAAATGACTTATGACGTAAAAGCTGGGTAGCTACGTCGAGTGTTGTGTGAATTTCGATAGAAAGGTAGTCGTGTTCAAAAACAGACCAATGCTGGTTCAGCAAACAGTGTTTTATGAGTTGTTTAACATTTTCGTTAGCTTTTTGTTCGTCGGTTTTGTCGGTAGTTATGCGAGCTATGTAAGTGCTAATACCTTCATATATTTCAACATCTGAAACTTCTAACTTAGTAGAAGCTACTAATCTAACTTTTGTATTACTCATTTTCATTTAGTATTATATCGTTTTCTTCAGTTATAGTTTTAATCTTTTTTTCCATCATTATTAAAATAGGCATTTCTTCATAATAATAATCTTCTATAGAAGTTAGAATAGTATAAAACTCATTTATACTATTATCTAACCATTCTTTAGTAGAAGGACTTTCATCAAATAGGTATTGCCTATGTGCTTCAAAAGAAGTAGCAAAACTTTCTACTAAAGATTTTATTAACTCTGTAAGGTTTCCCATATTTAGCTTTTATTTTTTATTATATTATATGCTATTCTATAAAACAAAGCACAACCTTTTATAGCATTTGGTATATTATGAGTACCATAATCATCATAGCCTGCCCCTGCTAAAATAATATCGTTATAAACTTTTACTAGGTTTTCTACTGTATAATTATTTTCTTCCATACTTCCTTCTCTAAATTAAATTTAGTACCTAACTCTTCTAATATCTCAATATCTACATTAAATTGAGTAGCCATATATTCTCTATCTATCCTACTTGGGAATAAGGCTACGTGTACAGGGTGTTTATTCCTCTCACCTGAACTTGTTATAAGTAAAGGATCAATTAGACTTGCTATTATATTTTTATGTTCATATTTAATCTTACTATATTTTCCTTTTAATAGAAGATTAACTGTCTCTAATATACTAGGTTTATTTGTTATAAAGAAGATTTCTTTTTCTTCTTCAATAGGTTCTTTTAACTCAGCTATTAGATTAATATATTTGAGTTCCTCTGTTTCTAAATATTTATCTAAATCCTCTTTGTATTGAAATAAGAAAGTATTTGATATTTGATTATAATTAAAATTTTTGTAATCTGGTTCTAAAGCTAATAATAAAGGAAGTACATAAAATTTAGAATGATTTCTAATTACTTGGACTTCACTCATTATACTTCTATAAATCCTCCTATTGTTTCTAAACTCTCCATATTATATTTTAAACTAAATAAATCATCTATTATATTATTATGAGCTGTATGTAGTTTACTATTTACTCCTTCTTGAAATTTATATAAATTATTCCCGTAAGGAGGAAGAGTAGAAACAGCAACTATAAAACAACCTTTATAATTAGTTAATTTATTTAAGTTTAGGTTATTTGACTTTCTATTTTCATTTTCTAATAAACTTCTATAATAAGCTAATTCCCTATCGTATTTATAGTTTTCAATAGATTTAATAAACTCATCGTAGAAGGGATTAACACTTGTCTTTAAATCAACAATTACGTAATTACCATCTTTATCATTAATAATTAAATCTATCTTTCCTTTTATATCTATTTCTAATAACTTAGCGAATATCATAGTCTCAGAGTGTAACTCTAAACTATCTTTATCTAAACCACAAGTTTCAGCTATTGTTTTTATAAAGTTAGCTTTCTCATATTTTCTAACTATTTCTGTAGCTTTAGCTAAATCTTCAGTGTTTATTATAACTTTATCTTTACTAAGTTTTAAAGATTTAATATAGGGTAGTAGCTTATCTTCTTTTTCCTTAGCTCTTTCTCTAACTTCTTTTTTACTTAAACTTTTAACAGAATAACACTTCTCATAAGCTACCGATATATCCTCATCTTCAGATAATAGCTTACAGAAGTTTTTCATTTGTTGAGTGGTTGGAGTTTCACCATCAAATACATAATAGCGTTCATTAAACTTATCAGGTTCTAATATTAGACAGTGAATAAGAGTACCTAATTTCATAGGTTCTGTTTCTTGTATTTTACCTATTCCTTTTTCTTTATATAACCTATAAGCATCTAATCCAAACTTTCTATAATAGTTTAAATCACTATTACTAACAGCTGGATTATCTCTATACTCTTTCTCAGTAAGAGAGAGAGGAAGTACAACGGCTTCCTCAATTAGTTCTGTAGTTTCTTTTAACTCCTCTAAATCTAATTTTTTAAATAAGCTCATTCTGGGTTTATATCAAGTTTAATACTTTCTTCATCTTTTGTATAATCTACTTCTCCTAATTCGATTCTTTCATTTCCTTTATCCTGAAAGAATCTATACATTAGGTTTTTTTGACTATGTGTTAAATTATTTAAATTAACTCCATCGAAGGTTTGTTTCCTAATTAACTCTTCATATTCAGAATCAGATATATAATAGTCAGTAGCTCTTTCTAAGAAACCTTCATACCAAAATATTTCTTTTAATATTATTTTTCTTTTATTCATCTAATTTTAATTGTGTATTAATCTCTTCTATATCACACATATCATTTTCATCTATAATTTCTTTTGTAATTAAACCTGTATTTTGTTCTTCTAATATATCCTCTAAACTTTGTAATTCATCGTAGGTTAATTTTCTAATGACAATATCTTTTTGTTCATGGAGTCGTATTAACTCTTTATATTTTTCTTCAGTTAAATAATACTCCGTAGTTTCTCTAACTATTACCTCTTGCCAATAATCTCTTATTAATAATACTCTTTTCTTATCCATGTAAATCTAATAGTTTAATTAAAGCCTTATTAATTAATTCTCTATCTTTACTTAAAGTTGATAGTACTTCTCTATATCTTTTATATTGTAATACTTGTACTACATCAAGTTCAAAACTCTTATCTCCTAAAAACACAGTATGTTTAGGATTTGAGTCTTCTATAGTCAAACTTAAATGTTCATCTGTATCTAAGTATTCAAAGGTTTTACTAATTGTTTTTTCTATTGTAATATCCGCTAAGTATTCAGCTATTACATAGTTTGAGTCTTCTAATTCCTTTCTTTTTTCAACTTCTTCTACTTGCTCGTCTGTACAAGTGTATTCATATATACAAGTCATTGTAGCATATACTACGTCTTTAGTTATTACATTATACGATTTCATTTTCTTCCTCCTCTTTTTTGTTTTCTTCTAAAGTCTCTATAAGTTCTTCTAAATTAACATTTGTCGTATCCCCTCTATCATAATAACCACTTAAACAATCTACGTCCCAACACTCTCCGTCAAAGTTATATTCTAACCAAAGTAAAAAATCATTATCTGTCTCATCAGGATTTTCCTCTCTATGAGTATTAATTATCTTAACATCTTCTTCTGTTAATTTAAATCTTAGTGTTTCTCGTACTTCTTCTGTTTGTAAGTAACAACGATAAGCGAATACTTCTATTTCTTTCTTTTGAGTTGTATTTTGTTCTATTGTTTCCATTAAATTTTTGTTTTGTTTTTAATAATTGTCTCAATAGTTGAAGTAAAATAATCTTTAGTATGGTGGTAGGAGAATCTAAATAGTAACCAACCATTAAGAGCTGATAAATTACTTTTCTCCATATCTCTCATTATACCTTCACCTGTACTATGTCCCATAGAAGTTTGGAATATACCACCATCTATTTCTATAGCAACTTTAATACATTCAAAAGCAAAGTCAAATCTATACTTCCTATTCTGTAGCTTATCGAATATTAATTCTTCTTTATATACTAATTCATATAATAAAGCAAGTTCAGTTAATTTCTCTTTAACAAAGTTCATAGTTAATAAATCCACAGAACGAGTAGATTTAGGATAAGTCTTAGGTCTTTTATTAACCACAGCTCCTGTCTTTCTATTCGTTCTTTCTTTAGTAACTTTATTAACGCTTGCTTTGTCTGTTTTTCTTTTATTCATTTATCATTTCTTTATCTTAATTTATTTAGAACCCACTCCTTCATAAAATCTAAACTTGTAGCTTTAACACAATCACTTATATCCTTACCTAATTCAACAGGACATTTAATTTCATAAGAATTATAAATATCTTCAAAATAATACATAAACCTTGTAGAACAGTTTATACCAGCTTCATCATTATCAAATAGAAAAACAAGTTTAAAACTCATATCTAAGTGTTCTAATCTTATTAATTCCTCTATACACTTAAATATTATATCTTCTAAGTTTTCTGGTTTAATACCTTCTCCTTGTATAGCTAAACTATAAAACCCTAAAGCAGTTAATACCATAGAGTCTTTCATAGATTTAGTTATAAATAGTAAGGAAGGATTTAATTTATCTTCTTCTTTTTTACTAAATAAATAAGGATTATAAAATAAAGTAGATGAATCACAAAAAGATATGAAACGAGTATTATCAAAAGGTTTATGTATTTTAAAACCTCCTTTTACTAAATTATTATTTTCTAATTTAATAGAATGATACAAATAAGATGGAGTCTTATGGAAATCATATATTTCTCTAAATTCTGTATCATTTTTTATAATATCTCTTACTACTTCTCTTACTCTTTTTACTAAGAATTTATCTAAAATACATTGTTGTATTTTATATTGATTATAGTAATCTAAATCTTCTTTAAATAAAACATTATCATCATAATAGAATTTATAAAACAACTCAGTAATTATTATCTTATTAATAGTTGAAGTTTTAGCTTCAATATTAGTTTTATCTATAACTAAGTTTCTCTTGTTGTATATTTCAAACTCATTATCTATTCCAAACCTTTTAGCTATTAATATGAGAGCTTCATTGAAATTAATACCGTGTAGTTTTTTAACAAACTCGAAACAATCCCCGCACTCTCCGGTAGCGAAGTCCTTAAAAAGCAGGGTTTTTCTATCGGTTGGGAATATTACAAACGAGGGGTTTTTATCCGTGCGTAGAGGGCTGTGGAAGGCTTTTTTTAGAATAAATGGAGTGTTTATAAAGGCTCTGAAAATAGCTTCGTCAGAGAGGCAGGAAAGCAGGTTTTCAGCTGTCAGTTTTTTCATTCTTTTTCAAATAAAGTTAAAGTTTTTTTCATACATCGAATTTATAAGTAATATTGCTCTACCAATATTTCATCTAATTGATAATAGTTAGTATTCTCTTGAAATATCTCTACCCATTCTGGGTTTAAAGTTTTTAGATATGTAAGAGTCATAAAATGCGTTTAAATGAATAAAATCAAATTTATTCTTCATAAGTTTATATTTCTCTTAGTTACTACCTCTCCCGTACAATATCTTGATGTATGTGTATATAAAGTATGGGAAGGCTTAAACTTACCTTCGCTTTTTGTTTATTTTCATATTAAAAAGTTTAATCACTATTTGTCTAAATCCTCTTCGTAGATAGTTGTTTCTTCAGTTTCTCCTGGATATATTTCAGATAAATCTTGATCTTCTTCTTCTACTCTACTACCGTAGAGTTTTCTAATGTATTTTAATAGTTCTTCGGCTAATTCACTATCGTTATAATATTCTTCACTTTCTTCAAGTTCTTTTCTTTTATTATCATATAATTCATATTCTTCTGAATTTAATGTTATAGTATAAGGACAATAAATATTACCATAACTGTTGGTCATTTCTGTAAATGTTAATTTTTTCATATTAAATAAATTCTACAGATTGTATTTCTCCTCCTTGATCATCATATTCTGTATCTACATAAATAGCTCTATCAGGATATTTATCATTTAAATATTCTAATAACTCTTCTTCAGTAATTTCTTCTTTTTTATTTAAAAAGTCTTCATATTCTTCTTCTGTTAAATCTAATTCGTAACTATCAGCAGCTGTTCCTTCTAAAGCCCTATATACGTTATATCCTATTTTCATATTAATAATTATATATTTGTTTTAATTCTTCTTTTGTAGCAAATACTAAAGACTCGTAGAACTGAGTTCTTCTTTTTGTTTCTTGTTCTTCTAAAGTATAATAGTGATTACTTTTTGTAGGTAAGCCTATAACAATAGCTTCAATTATTTCTTTTTTGATAAATACCGTATCTCCTATTTTGTGTTCTTTTGTGTTTAACATATAAAATGAAAAAAAAGGAGAACCTTTTGAGTTCTCCTATATTATTAATTTCTTTATAGTTTCTTTATTTGTTTAGAAAGGCATAGGGTCTGATTTTATCTCTTCAGGTTTAACTAAAGGAACGTTATCAGCTTCACTATAATCTAAACTGTCTTCGGTTAAAGCACAGAATGGTTTATAGTTTGGAATATTATAATAATACTTTCCTTCTTTACCTGTTCTAACTAACTTAATAACAAACGTTTTATTTAGAATTGTTTCTTTAATTAAATTTGTTAAATTCTCTAAAGCTCTATAAAGAGTATCTGATTCATCTTCATCTTTTAATGGAGTAGCAGATGCAGTTTCACTTAATCTTTTAGCATTAGCAGCTTTATCTTCACCCATGAACATATTACAGAGGTTCATAGATTTAATTAAGAGATTCTTCATAGCTTTTTCTTCACCCAAAGTTTCAATAGTAAATTCTAAGAAGTGAACTTTAGGAACTGTACCTGCTTTAACTTGAACATCTGTTAATAGTTCCTCACATCTAATTACTAAACAAGCATCTTGGTTTTTACCATATTTTTGATAATCTTTAAACAGTCTTACATCTACTGCCTTAACTGTTTTTAAACCTGGAGTTTCAAACTCTGTAAAACCTAATTCTCTTGGAGATAAATTAATATCGTTGAATAAACCTACTTTGTTTTCCATTTTGTTTTTTTTTAATAAATGTTTTTGTTATTTGTTTTCTTTATCTTTTCTTTATCTTTTCTTTATTTGTTTTGTTTCTCTATTTGTTGTTTGTTCTAAATTAAAAAAGAGAGAGTTTCCTCTCTCTTTCAATCCATAGTTTTAATAACTATGCTGTAACTTTGTTACGTCCTGCTGGAACTTTACGAATACGGTCTGCAGTTGGGGCTACTTCTCCGATTTGTTCTAAAAGGTAGGCTTTTTCGTATTGAACTCCTGTGAGGGTAATTTCATCGATGACTGTGAAAGCTAAGGAATTAAGTCGTTTGGTTATAATACCAACAGGTTCTCCATTCTCATCTAACTCCGTAATATCATCTTCAGACAAAACGTATTCAGTATAATCTACAAGACTTGGATTAAATAAAGCTGTAAATGAATCTTCTTTACCACTAACTACGCTAACACTTGCAGTATTACATAATTCTTTATTAACAGTCCAAGTTAAAATATCTTTCTGTGCTTCAGCTTGTTCTGGAGTCATGAAGATTAATACAGGGCTATAATAATCAGTAGTAGTAATTGTACTTCCGTCGGTAGATTGAACGGTGCTTCCTTTATCAGCAAACGAAATACTAACTAATAATGTATTACCTTTTGCAAATTCTTTAATGCTATTGTAGAAATTAACAGTATTTGTGTGTGTATAAACCATCATATCAAGAGATTGACCTTCTAACTCTTTAGAGCGAGGTCCACTATGATTTACTACTTTACGACTAATTTTAGGCTGACGAAATTGTAAACTCATTTTGTTTTTTCTGTTTTAAATTAATAATGATACAAAGATAATTTATTGAATCTTCATTGTCAAGTCTTTTATTAAATATTTTTTTAACTAATTAATTGTCCTTCTTCATTGTAACCATACCTTCCATCTAATTCATCTACTTGTTTAAATCCCTTAGTTACTTCCGGTACGTGTTTCCTAACACACAAAGCTAATGTTCTATAACCCATCATTATTTTAGGAATCTTTTTCCACATCGTATTCTTATCCCACTCAGCTAATTTAACGTCCTCCCAAGTTAGTGTATATTTTCTAACAATAGGAAGTCCTTTATCGTCTTTAAACTTCTCGTTCTTTCTAATGATATAGGCAGTACAATTATAACCTTCTTTTTGACTTCCTTCTACGTCTTCTATTAGGAAGTCGTGTCCGTGAGTCCTGAGTAGCGTCATGAGGGTTGCTGCGTCGAGGGCAGGTAAACCACCGATAAAATATATACCGTTTGTACAAACGTTTACTACGGGGTCTAAACCTAACGCTTCAGCTAACGCATACTTCATATACGCTTCTTCAACTTTTTTACAACTTGTAATCTTTTTAGAATCAACTAAAGTTTTAAGGGAGGAGTATAGTTGAGGTTGATGTATCTCTAAAGAACTAGCTTTAGCTTTAACCTCCTCAACTATTTGAAGAGCTTCAGATTCCTCTCTAACTTCTTTAATCTCTTCTGTGTAATCAACTTCTATTTCTTCACTCATTAGTAAATTAATATAATATTATTTTAATTCTTTTTCTAGACATTCACTATATCTAGTATATTTATCTCCATATTTATTTTTTAATAGATATATAATTTCTCCAAAATCTCTTATCGATATATCTAATACTATAAAATCATTTTTAACTCTACTATCTTTATGATTTACTATATCTCCTGCTTTAAATTTAGCTTCATTTGTTTTATCTAAATCTTTCTCTTTTACAAAAATATTAGAATTGTCATCAATTACATATAGTTCATAAACTACTTCATCATTAGAATTAATAAATATATCTAAAACTTCATAACGGTTTAGTCTTTTTATTAAATCTCCTATTTTATATTTAGGTTTTTCTATTAACTCTAATTGATCATATAGAAAAGAAGTAGCACTAAAATTACCCTCAATTTTAAGGAAATACTCAAATCCCCATCTTTCCTTTGCTTTTCTTATTACTTCTGCTTTAAGCCCCCCTTTTTTTACTCTAACTCTATCTCCTATTTCAAACTCATTCATATATCTTATTAAACCTTAAATCGTGTTTTAAACTAATACTACCTAACATACCATTACGTTGTTTAACAATTTCTATATAGAGTCTATCTTTAGTATCCTCTTCTTTAATATATTCATATTCTTCACCATTGTCTTTTAAGCTATTATATGAATATCTACTCGTATTGTTTTGTTCAGGTCTATGTAGAAGAAGAACTGTATCAGATGATTGTATTATACCATCTGAACCAAATATATCACCTATACCAGGTGCTTTATAGCCTTTCTTATCTAATTCATTTTGATAGGCTTTGTTTAATTGGCTAATACTTATATTGGTAGAAGAGTAGTTGTTAGCCATGTACATAAACACTTTATATAAATTAGTTAGTTTTTGTTCTTCATTATAATCATCTCCTCTAACTAATCTTGTGTGGTCTAATATATTAACTACTCTAAAGTTTTTATACTTATCACTTGTATGAAGTTCAGTATTAACTTTTAATATATTATTATAATCCACACTTGTATCAATAAAATAAAAGTGTTTATCTTTATACTTCTCTCTTAGTTTATTGATTTCTTCATCTATATTATCAAATAGAACTTCTTTTCTCTTAATTAAATCTTTAACACTACTCCTTGCATTCTCACTAATCTTCTTTAATATTTGTTTATAGGAGGGAACTTCAAAATTCCAATAGAGTAGAATAGTAGGTACGTCTTCATTTAATTCAAATATATCATTTGTAATTAAATTAACAAACGTACTCTTACCTACTCCACTCCTTGCTCCAATAGTTGTAGTAGTACCAAACTCTATACCTTCACCTAATGCAATATTAAGTTTCTTCCAACGTAGTTCATAGAAGTTTTTAATACCTTTACGAGCATTATCAATCTTCTCCTTCCCTTTATCTACAGCTGTTGTATAGTGAACTAAGTTTAATTTCTTTAGTTCAGAGTTGGTCATTACAACAGGTTTGAACTTATCTATATTCATTCATTAACTTATATACTTTTCATTCTCAATTCTAAATATCTCCTCTCTTGTAATTGCATAATCTCCTGCTTTAGTTGGGAAATCAGTAGGTCCAGAAGGATTACCATTTAACCATTTAAGGTACGTGAAGTCTTGACCACCATAATTTTGATATATATATTCTTTATAATCTTGCATATTAGGGTCAGCTCCATCTAAACCTAATGTACCTACTACACTAAGTCCACTATCAAATCTATAGTAATCATTATCTATTACTAATATTAGTGTGTGGTCTATTTGTTTATCTTTATCAAATAGTTCAGCTAATGCTGCTTTAGTATCTGCAAATAATAAGCTCTTTAACATTGTTGTTTAATTAATTATAATTTCTTTTTCAGTATCGTCTAAATCTACTATATAAAACTCTCCGTGTACATTAATACCTACTGATAAATTAGTTTTATTAATTTCTATAACTACACTTTCTCCTCTCTTGAGAAGTCTCATCATTGATAAAAAGTCATCTCTAATTGTTTCTGCTAAAGTTCTATTGTTCATTATTAAATATATAGATTCGTTGTTTCTAATAGATTACTTTGGAAATTAAATATATCATCTAATTTCTCTAATGGGAAACGAGTCTCTTTTTTGTTATTATCGTATAATCCTATAAACTTTTTATCGTTATTTAAATATAGTTTACATATACACTTACGTATATTATCATCTATTATTATATTAAAATGAGTTTGTACATCTCTATAGAATATACGCTCTGATGGTATTTTACTTCTTATAATAGTTTTCACTATCATAAAAGCCTCTAATTCTTCAGCTGTAGTAACTATTTTATTATCTACTTCTTTATTTGTATTAATACCTATAGTTTCTTTAACAATTATAGGAGTTTTATCTTTAACCATAGCATCGGTTAATCTATGATTAATCTTATCTTGTATAATACGAGCTAATGCTTTATTAACTAAAGGTCTGTATTGTTCTAATACGTTTTTTCTCACCCTTCCTTCAAATTCAGAATGTTTTAATAATAGAGTTAAAAAGTCATCTGATGGGTTATCTAATTCAGATTGTAAAATAGATTGTATTAGAGTTAGAGCTTTTAATTCTTGAACAGTAGATATAATAGTATCTATATTAAATTCGTTTTTATGAAAACGTTTTAATTCTTCTATCCCATTATCTAAGATTTCAATCATGTTAATCTCAAGAAATGGATTAGTATCTAATTTATTAGGCTCGTCAAAGTCTGTATAAAACTTATATATTAAGCCGTTAGTTAGTATAGCAAATTTTGCTTTTAATACACTAAAATATCTATATAATTGAGAATAGTGAGTGTTCTTTAAATTCTCAGTTATAGGTTTACATTCTATAAGTATAATAGGTTGATTATTAGATAATATAGCATAGTCTAACTTTTCTCCTTTCTTTATACCAACGTCAGATGTAAACTCAGGTGCTACTTCATTTGGATCAAATATATCATATCCTAATGCTTGAATGAATGGTAGTATTAAAGAAGTTTTAGTTGCTTCTTCATTACTTAAATTTTCTCTTAAACGAATTGTACGTTCTGATAATGTTTTTATTGTACTTTTAAAGTCTTTTAACATTCTTCTTTTTTAATTACTGTAAATCCTTGTTTTTCTAAATCACAGATTAGTTTATCATAACCTGCTTTAAGTTCTGTCTCTGTTGCAAATATCTCATCTCTTTGATTCCTCGTAGGGATATTAATAGTTCTTAACCTATGTTCGTTATTATTTAACTTAGTATATATTATATGAACGTAGTAGTGAGTAACTAAGTTACTTGTAGATTTCATCTGTATTGGATATACTAATACAGGTTCGTTTCCTTTAAGTATTGTTCTCGTTGGTATCATTTGTTTTTTCTATTAATTTTAATTCATCTTTATATTCAATTTTTATGAATTATAAAAAATAATTCTTCTGAAATCTCAATGGTTCTTTCTATACGAGCATCATTATCGAAAAATGATACATCATAAAAAACTTTATTATCTTTTCCTAATTTTACATCTTTAATAATAAAAACTAATTCATTAACCCATATACTCTCACCTACTCTAAACATAGGTCCTTCTAACAAGGTTAATTGATGTTCAAAGAAAGGTACAAATTCATTAGTTTTATCTCTTGGACATACTACATAAATATATTCATTTCCTTCACTCCTAAATATATTTTTTACTATCCAATACCCTGTTGCAATATCATTGAAGGATTTGACATAATAACCTATCTTAAATTTATTCATTTATAAAGAATCTAAAGTTTCCATTTTTTTTTAATATAATTTATAATTATAATATTCTTTATCTTCTGTTTAATTCTTTTTCATTCATATACCTTGTTTCAAGAGTTTCAATACAATGTAGCTTGTAATAAGGTTCATTGTCTATTCTATCAAAAAACATAGAAGAACGTTTATTTTCCCAATCTGAACAGAATATATAAACTATTCTATTATTTCTTCTATCATATGCTTTTATAAAATAGGAATTTATAGGTAATATCATATTTAATCTTGATTATTTTTTTCTTCTTTATAACTATATAATTTACTAATGGTCATTGGAATTACTTCATTTGTTTTTAACTGTATTCCTTCTTTTTCAGCTATTTTAATAACTTGTTCTTCTGTTAGTTTACCAAACTCATGTCTTTCTATTAATCTACCATCTCTTAATAATGCTTCATCAATTTTAGATAGTTCAATATTAAAACTACAAATAATCTGAATAGAAAGACAATCAGATAAAAGACCATCTGTCATATTAAGAATATTATGTATTGCTGAATTTGATGATTCTTCTCTTTTCTTAATTGCGTTTTCCGCATCTTCTATAATTAATATGCTATTTGGATTTTGCATCATAAAAGTCAAGAAAGCAGGGTTACCTAAATCATTAGCTAAATCTGAAGGTAGATATATTAATTTTTTATATTCACTAAGTTCATCTATTAATTTTCTTATTATAGTTGTTTTTCCCGTTCCAGGTTCACCGTGAAATAATACTATACCTTTATTATTATTTGCTTTTAATCTTTTTAATATATTATCATATTTCTTCTTAAAAACAGAACCATAGTTTAATTCTATATTTAAATTAGTTTTGTTTATATTAAATCTTATTAATTGAAAATTATTATTTCTATCTAACGCTATTAGATTTAATTTAGGTTCTGATTTTTCTTTTTCTAATTTAACTTTAGTTTTTATTAGATTAGCTAAATTCATAGCTTCTTCTTTTATTTCCCTTCTATATATAACATATATATGAGGAAAAGTATAATTTAAACCCCATTCAAATAAAAATAAACCATTTTCATAAATACTTACTTTCTTACTTAAACATATTTTATTATCTTTTACGACATGAAATTCTATTTCCTCTAATAGTTTTTCTTTTTTTTCTTCTTTCCATTTTTTTAATTTCTTTTCATTATAATATCTTAATTCTATACAATTAGGCTTTTCTTTAAATAAATTATAAAACCTATCCATATAATCTATGAAAGAAGGTCTATCGCTTAAATTCATTCCTAATATTACATTTTGATTTTGATTTTCCATTTTGTGTTTTTTCTCTAAGTTATTAATCTTTTCTATTATATTTTCTTCTGTCATAGTTTAATAATGTTTAATTAAATAGTTTTTCATTTGTATTTCTTTTTAATTATATTAAATTTCTGAATGTAGTAAGGATCTGAAGCCCAACCTTTATCAATTAGATAATTAGCAAAAGGAAGGCTTTTATCATTTGGATTATCTTTAATCCATTTTATAAGGAAATCTATACATTCGTTTTCATTTTTAAACTCTATTGGTTTATTATCGTAGGATAGACCAAATAAGTTATTATAGTTTATAACCCATTTACTATCTAAATTATACCCACACTCTAATATTGCAACACAAGTCCAATTATGAGCTTCTTCTCTATCTTTTAAAGCTAAATAAAGCAGACTTTCTAATTTCTTAGGTTCACTCATGTAGTATAAATGATTTCTCATTATTTCATTAGCTTTATCTAAACTATCTCTTGTTTTATCTAATTTATAAGCATAATCTCTAATAACATCACCGCTAATTCTTAATAATCTTTTTTTTCTAATTAAATGTTTGTTTTGGAAGTAAGTTATTAGAGTTAAACCACCTACGCACAGGATTATTAGAATATATATCATTTTTACTTTAAAAGGGATTAAATACATTAATTATAATATTAGGGTCTTCTGTAAGATGAAATGATTTATCAGCCTTTTCTATTTGTTTTTTAAATAGTTCAAAGCTCTCTTCGTCTTTACAATCAATCGGAGGTATGTTAATAATACCTTTCTTTTTTATATGGTATAATTTCCAGAATATAGAGTATAAGCATTCATATCTCCATTCTGTTCTATTATATATAGTAGGTTTACTCTTTTTTGTTTTTCTAATGTTAGTGAACCAAACTTCTCTAAGTTGTTTATAATCCAAACCAAGTATTGTTGTTTCTAAGTGTCTAAATATCATACCTGGTTCTGGTTTATTATCTTTACAATACCTAATATATGCTTTTGTAGCTATAGGAAATTGTTCTTTAAACTCTTTGTATATAGTTTCTCCTTTACAACTAACAGGATATACTATTATATCAGCGTTGGTTTTAAATATATCTCCTTTTATATAATTAATCATTTACTTTATATATTTTAAAGTGTTTATATGTTTTTATTTGTTCTATGATTTCATCTATATTATAATTTATTTCAAATACAGATACCATAGTTTTTCCATTTTTTAAGATTATTATTATTGTATCATTTCCTTTTTCTTTTTCTCTTTCAATTAATATACGTGCGTTATGTAAATATTCTTTTTCTTCTATTTCTTTTATTTCCTCTATTGATAGTTTTGTAAGTTCTGTTTCTTTTCTGTATTTTCTATATGTTGTTCCTACTTCTGTTTCTACACCATATAGAAAAGAGTCTTCTTTAAGATTACCTTCTTCATCAAAGTCATAGTCGTTTATAATAATCGATTTAATTTTTGCAATTAAATCTTCTTCTGTTTTTACTAATTCTCCTGGTTTGAATTTAATTGTTAGTGTAAACATGGCTGTAATTGGAATTAAAATTGTTTAGTGATAAAATATGAAAGTCGATAGTCTCTATTTAAGGTTTCTTTTTAAATTCTATTATTTCAGATTCGATTGCTAATCTCAAGTCTTTAGTTATAACGTTGGTTCTAATTACACTTGTTTCTTCTTCTTTGTCTTTTAAGTATAATCTCTTATATGGGAACTCCTCTAACCCCTCTATCTTTATAATTTGATGGAGTTTTCCGTTAGCAAAAATTATACTATGTTCTCTAAACATTTTATTATTATTATTATTATTTCTTTTTTTTTATATTTTTTTTAGTAAATACGTTTTAAATTAAAAGGAAATAGGGAATATTTCTATTCCCTATACCTTAATTTTATTTGTTGGTTTTAATATGGAGTAACTTCCTCACTCACTCCAAGTGAGTCTAATATGTTCATTTCCGTTATCGTAGCTATATCTCTTTGATGGTTATTAAACCTTTTAAGAGCTTTATCGTATAGATGTTTTAATAGTTCTGCCTCTGTTTTAAACTTTTCTAATTTATTAAATAGAGACTTATCTATATAAGGTTCATAATTTTCTTTACAGTTTATCATTATGCCTTCCTGTGTTCTGAACTTTTGTATATAACTAACACCTAAAGAGTTAGTTATAACTTGTATAGTTAAAGGGTTATTATAGGCTATTTTATTATAATAAACCTTTTTCATATTAACCCAATCTACATTTGGCTTTACCATAACTGATAGAATCTTTGAATACCTAAATCTTTTAAGTCGTATATTACGTCGATTAGTGGTTTGTTTTGTACTAATGTATCTTTAATTTTATTTATAAAGGAGTTACCTTGTATAATAAAATTATCTGTTGATTCATTAGTTTCTTCTATAACGATTGTATCATTAAAACCTTTGTCGTTATCTATTAACGCTTTTCTTGTTAATTCCTCTATAAGTAAATTAAGTTTATTGTTTATGATTCTAAGACTTTTGTTATTACTTAATTTAGTATAGCGTAATTGCCTCTGGAGTGTTAGGATAACTCTAATGTCGTATTTGATACATTCAACTAATTCTTCTTCTGAATTTAGTTTAAGGAAGAACTCATTAGCGTCTTTGTTATAAGGAATTGTAGCTAATGGTAGATTACACTTTGTACTAATTAGTTCTAAGTGTGTTATAGGGAAGTCAAATTCTAATATAACTTTAGCGTATAACCATTCTTTCCCTTTTGTATCAATTTGAGAAGGATTGTTTTTTATAAGAAGAACTAATGTATTATCTACGTTAGTTATTTGTTTTTGTTTTGTTTTGGCTTGAGTCTGTGTCATTTCTTTTTGTTTATTATGGAATAAAGTATATCTGTACCTATTGAGAATATTAAGAGAAATATAACTAAGGTTAGCATTCTATTGGATTTGATTTTAATAACTCATCTTCATTTAGTATAAGTTTTGAATTATCTTTTGTCCATATCCAATAAGTTATACCTAATTCGTTTATAACGATTTGTATGATTTTACCTGTTGTATTTAGTTCAGGTATAACTACTTCTCCGTTTAGTTTTTTAGCAGGTAGTTTAACTATAACTAATTGGTCTAATTCAAACTTTGTATCTATCATGGTTTTATAAAATAAGAAAGGAGGGGATTTCCCTCCTTTCGTTATTTGTGTGTTAGATACGGCTTGGCGTTTCGTTTGTAACCGACTGATGTAATTGCATTACATATTTTACAAGAGCTGGGAAGAACTTGTTTGCAAGCTCTACGTCGGTGCTTTTTAGCTCGTCGCGTCCTTTAGCTTTGTTGTACTCAACTTTGAGTGTTTTTAACAGAGCTTTTGCTTCGCTTGTTTTAGGGTCTAAACACTTTAAGGCTAAGCTACGTACCATTTGAGCTAAATCTACTTGAGCTATACCGTTTTTGTAGTTTTGTATAACACCACCGTCGGTTAGAAATAGGTTAGTTAGGAAGTTGTTATTAAATTCTTCACTTTTAACATCTTCAACGTTACCTAAGAAGGAGAGGTCAAATGTAGCTTTTTCTTTTTTACTAACGAAGGCAGAGCCTACTACGCTATAACCTTTAATTAGTAATTGTTCAATATTAGGTTCTATTGGTGTTACTTTAGAAATAACATACATATATGGTTTACCTGTTTCAGAACTAATACCTCGTTTAACGATAGCTTTTGCTTCGTTTAATTCAAAGGTCATTGGTTTACCTTCAATGCTTTCTTCAGTACAGAAACCTAATACGCGAACATTGATTTTGCTAACTTGAGACATGGTTAATATAATTAAATGGTTGTTAAATGAATTAGTACCACATACAAGACTCGAACTTGTTTCATTAGGTTTTACCGTTTTAAACTAATGTGGTATTTAAGAATCAAATAGAAGTTTTTACATAATTTATTAGTAATTTAACTTCTTTTTTTGTTTCTATCTTCACAGTATCTTTCAAATAGTTCTGTGAAGGTACGATAACAGGGGCGTTGTGGTTCATGGTGGTTCTACGGCTTTCTTTTTTCTTGCCATGATTTTATTTTATGTGAAGTTTAGTTTAAGTGCTTCTTCTGGTGATAACCAAGTTCTTATGTTTTTACCACTTAATGTTCCGTTTTCATATAACATGAACATTATTTTATATTCATAGGATGTACTTTCCCCATGAAATAATGCTATGTGAGTGAAGAATCCGAAAGAATTATTTCCCGTAATGTCATTTTTTGATTCTTCTATTTTCTTTATTACTTCGTCAGCTAAATGATAAAGTATAAAGTTTTCTTTGTTATTAGGTTGATGCTCTTCCATTAACTTTTTTAAGTTATTGTAAGCATATATAGGTACGTAGTATATTATATCTTCCATATTGAAATTTGTTTTAAAATAAATCGTTGTACTTATAGTACCCCATACAGGAATCGAACCTGTATATAGAGATTAGAAATCTCTTGCTTTATCCATTAAGCTAATGGGGTTACAACTAAATTTACTCTATATTGAAGAGTAAATTAAAGGTTAATACATACCCGTCTTCTGTTTTAATCCAAAGATTTCTGTTTTCTATTCCAGCACCATTGAACTTAGTTCCGTTTAACATATTTATACTAATATTTCTTAGCATAATTATTAATCTACCTTCTGCTTGACTATCTGGTACAAATGTTTCATATTGTTTTAGTTGTAACATTGTAGCATAATCTTCTTTTTCAATAGAAGGTAAATATATGTCTAAACAATCTGTTAGTTCTTTAAAGCAATCTAATACATCTTTGTTGTATATTTCGAGTATTATATTGTTTAAGAACTCTTTTGCTCTATTATATAAATTGAGTATGTATTCTTTTGCTTTTTCTTCCATTTCTTTTTTTAATTTGCTTTGTTCTTTTGTAAGTTTAACTAACTTATCATTCCACTCTTTAATTCTATCATAAGCTATTTTTATATTGTAGCTAATGTTATTGAGTCTTCTGATATTTCTCTTTAGTTCCTGGTTCTTCATTTTAATAAGAATTAAAGTTTATAGAAACTTACTTACTATTCGTCCAAATTCAATGATTTCTTCAGCTTTTATTAGGCGTTCTATTTTATAGAGTTCTTCAAATTCGTCTTGTTCTAACTCTATTTCATCATTGCTTGTTACCCATTCGGCTAATTCGTCTTTCATAGCTTCTTCTATGAAGTTATCAATTATTGTACTACCTTCCATTTTTGGTGATTTTAATATTGGTAGTTTGTATAGTATGGCTTATTTGGGTTAATAAGAGGTTTAGCAGGAGTAATAGGAGGAGAGGGGATAAGTTTATTAATTTCTTTATAACTCTATTCCCTGCATTAATTCTATCTCCTATACGATGAATATATTCTATAAACTTATATTCATACCTATCCCATACTATAATAGTTATATACAAAGCTATAACTAATATCATTGTACCCTCTAAGAACTTTAATAGCTCAATTAGAGGAGTTATATCTAAATGTATTTTCATCTTATTCTTATCTTTATTACCAGCGTTTATTCTTATTGCTGGTTTCTTGTGTGTCGCACTCGCTGAGCGAAGCGAAGCGACACCGAGTAAAGAAAACGAAATTAAAACTAAACAAACACAAGGTTAGAAAGGCGAAGACCCCGTAACAAACCCAGCGACGAAAAGAAAACGAAATTAAAACTATCTTACTAACGATATAATAACTAAGGGAGTAAGAAAAGCTCTTTAAGGTTAAAAAAGAAAAGGGGGAAAAGTCCCCCTGTTTTCTATAACAAACCATCAAACGGATTGCCGGATATGAGTTTGTCAGAACGATTAGCAATACGAGCGTTATATCCATTAACACGTTCACAATACGTTTCGTATTTGAAACAAACAAATTGCTTTTTATCACCCGACGCTGGTTTGAACAATTCAAAGGAATTATCGAGCTTTTGAGCGGCGAATATATCCGACAATTCAGCGTTTAAACCAACGATTTTCAAAGCAAACGCTATATCCCCGTTACATACCGTATAACCATCAGGACGGTCAGCAGGGTCGGTTAATTTACCAACAGGTGAATTAAACACGAGGTTTACCATCGCGTATAGAACGTTAAACTGTTCACGGGTTAAGATATTTAAAGTCTTCATGATTATGGTGTGTATTGAATAGTACACAAAGTAAAGAGAACGAAATTAAAACTAATTAATAAAAGGGGAATTACTTCCCCTATAACTAACGAGTAGAGTTGTAATAATTATACATTTCTTTTCGTAGATGAGCGAGCATATTCATAACAGCTTTCATGGTAGGTGTACAATAAGTATTGTCTTCACCCTTTAACCATTTAGCGTGTTCGGCTAATATGATATTTTCGAGCTTAATAGACTCGCTAATCATTTGCTCATACGTCATGTTTTTTTCCACGTCTTCATGTGTGTATTGAATAGTACACAATGAGAAGGAAACGAAATTAAAAATATCTTATCTTATATAGGTTTAGGTTAGGTTAGATTAGTTTACTTACTTACTAACTTCGTTTACTTTGCTTGGTCTTAGGTTAGGTGGGTAGATTATATATAGTTTAGTATAGAGTAATATAGAGTATAATAATTAATCCCCTATGGAATTTAGAAAAGATATTCAAACTATAGGTGAAATCGAAGTTGATAGTCGATAAGGGGTAGGGGGAGTTGCTGGTATATACCTTCCCCTATAACTTACATCTAGAATTTTTAAAATTTTAAAAAAAATTTCCAAAATCCCCTATATTAAACTAAAATAAACAATCTTAAAGGAACTTTAAAATTTTAAAAATTGTCTTAAGATATATATATAATATATAATACTCTACTCTATTATATTATACTAGTCTAACAGAGTATTAGTCTAATATTAGATTTAGTTAAGTAAGGGCGAAGAGAAGAAGAAGAGGAAGAGAAGAGGTTTTTAAAAAGAAGAGAATATAGAGAAAAGGATAAAAGAGAAAGGAATTAATATGAAAAGTTTAATAATTGATAAAGAATTAGTTAATAATAATATATGGAAAGAAAATCCATATTTATTAACTCTTAAAACATTTAAATATATTTATGACTCTGATAATAGTGAAGGAAAAGAGGAGAGTAGTAAATATATATGGGCTATATATTTAGTTTATGATTATTATTCTAGGTATGCTCATTTACCATTAGAACAGAGAATAAAGATAGTAGAAGAAGAGTTCTTACAAGAACCTTCTTTTTTTAGTTTAAATAAGGAACTATTAGAACCAATTATTACTTTATACCTTGATTTAGAAAAAACAAGTGAAAGAAGGTATTTAGAGGTATGGAAAGATGCAGTAGATAAGAGAACTAAGTTCTTAGAGAGTACTGAATATAACTTAAATAACTTTGATTTAATAGACAAAATGTTATTAAATAGCGTTAAGATATTAAGTCAAAAAGGAGAAATAGAAGCCGCTGTTAATAAACAAGAGGCTCATATAAAAGGGGGTGTTGTATTAGGATTATTAGCTAGAGGAGATTTAAAGTTATGAGAATAGGAAGTAAATTTGTAGTTAATGAGGTTGAAATAACCTTTATTGGAGAGACTGATACAGGTTTCCTTGAGTTTGAGTATCAAGAGAAGGGTAAGACTAAAAAGAGGTTTGTACCTAAGAGTAAGATAATAGGAATAGAGGTTAAAGAAGGTTTTAATTTAGAAAATAGATTAGATAGTTCTTCTTATTTAATTTAATTTTAGTTTAATTGAACTTAGATTAGTATAATATTGTAAACCCTGGCTTCTTAGGACTCTTCTTCTTATGTATATTAAAAGAGAAAAAGGAAATAAAAAGATAATTGAATCTCTATCTAATGAGTTCAATGTAGATATTGAAGCTATAGAAGAAATTGTTAAAAGACAGTATGAATTTGTAGCTAATCGTATTAGAGCTTTTGATCTAAATCATATAGATATACCTGAGATAGGTCAATTTAAACCACGTTATACAACTCTTGTTCATTATAGAGGAGAAGAGTTTGTTAAACACCCTTATGATAAAGAAAAACAAAGGAAGTTTGAAGAAGAAGGAGGAGTTAATACAAAATTAGAAGGTAACAAATTAGATATTGCTAAGATTGTAGATTCCCACCCTAATATACAAATACATTTAAACCAAAACGGTACTAGATTTAAAGGTTATAAATTTGGATTTAAAGAAGAAGATGAATAAACAATTTAAAATACTTAAAGCTGTATTAGAAGGAGTTGGTAATTATATATATCGAAAAGAAGATATAGAAGAATTATCTAAAGAACGTTTTAATATATGTAAAACTTGTCCTCTATATACAAGCAGACACACAAATGGAATGTTTTCCTCTTATTGTGATTCTAAAAAACAAGTTACAGAAGGAGATAAAACTATATCTGGTTGTGGTTGTCAATTAGAATTAAAAACACGAGTGCCTAATGACCATTGTCCATTAGATAAATGGAATAAAGTAATAACACACGAGGTCAAATGAAATACTCATTTAGTTTTCTTTTTTTAATACTCTTTTGTTTCTTTCTTTCTTGTTCTACAGCTAAACAAATACAATTAGTAGAGAAGACAGAAACTATTACAAGAGATACTACTATATACCTTCCTTCTATAATAGTAAGAGATACTATTAATTTAAGGGATACTTTAATTAAGGAATACTATGTTAGTGATAGTACAGGTAAGTTAGAGATTAAGTTAATAAGAGATTCATTTGGTAGATTAATAGCTTCTTGTGAGTCTAAAAAAGATACTTTAATAGTTAAAGAACAAAGAACTATTAATAAGTATTTAGAAAAAGGAGATGACACTATTTTAGTCTTAATATCTATTCTATTTTTCTCACTTATATTAATCTATATAATAAGCAAATGAAAAGAAATATAACTCTTAAAGCATTCATTCTTCTAATGAGTTCTGCTACTAAAGAACTTGAAGAATTTAAATTTAAAACAGGTGTTAATTTAGATGAAGTAGAAATTTATAGAGAAAGTAATCTTTATTTAATGTATGAATCATTAATTAATCAAGATGTTAAAATTACTTTACAAGAGTTTCTAAATAAACTTTCATCTAGACAACTTACAAGTATTAAGTTTTTCAATGATGATGGAGAAAGTTCTGTTACGTTCTTTGATATTCCATTTGAAGAATTTGATAAGATCTATAAACAATACATAGATGATCATAATGAAGAATGCAGAACGATAGCTCAATTATCAGGGAGGTAAACAAATTAGTTAATTATAGCTTACCTTCTAAACAAATTGAATCTTATTTATTAGTTAATACTTTAATTAGAGAAAGAGAAACTTATAATAAGAAATTTATAAAAGACTATTTATTTGTAGATGATGAACAGAGTATAGTATTTCAAATAACAGGTGTGAACTTTCTATCTCAGTTTGAAGTTACAGAAACAGGTAAAGTTTATATTAGTTTAGATAATAGACATACTCATACTATGAATCAACTAATTGAATGTGAGACTGAAGAGCAAATCATTAAAGAAACAGGTTATATATTAAATAGGTTATTGAGATGATGGAAGGAAGTAATCATAAAGCACGTATATCTTTATATAACTTAGATGAACAGTATCCTTATCCTGACTCAACATTTGCCGATTATCAATTTGCTTTAACTGTTGAGAACGTAGTATATAGGTTTAAAGACAAAAAGGAATTAAGAGAGTTTTTACATAAAACTGAAGCAGAGTTAAATAAGATTATAAGAAGTTTATGACAATTAATAATGAGGAGTTTAGAAGATTCGGTATAGCTTTAAATAGAGGGGATTTTAATAACCTTAATAAGCAATCATATGAATATAAAGAGATATGGGAAGAACAGTTATCCTATTGCCTTAATGGTATTACTATTGGTGGTAAGAAGATGAGTGGAAGACTATACGCTTATATTAACTTTGGTTGTATTGAGTTATTAGACGATAAGAGTAAGAAAAAGACAGTTGGACCTCCTTCACTTAGAGATGTAGAATGGTTAGTATTTGGTTATATAGAAGAAGCTCTAATTAGACAAAAGAACTTAATGTGGATTAGTGGCAGACGTGGAGGGAAATCTTATGTAGGTTCTTTTCTATCAGCTTATGAGTTTACATTTAATCAGAATGGTAAGTCTATTATAGGTGCTTTTGATACAACTAAGTCTGATGACTGTGCTAATAAAGCCTACATACATCTCGATAATTTAAAGAATACTGAATTTTCTATTCCTCTCATTAAAGACAATTATAGAGATGAGTTATTGAGTGGTTGGAAGGTTAAAGACGAGTCAGGTAATTGGATTAATAAAGGTTTAGGTAGAGCTATATTTAATGTAAACTTTAGAACTAAACATACAGCTGCTAATGGTAAGAGTTGTAATTTCTTTTACTTTGAGGAAGTTGGTATGTTTGATAATTTAATAGAGGCTTATAACTCTTCAATCCCTTGTTGGAAAGACGGTACTTACTCCTACGGTTGGAGTTTGTTAGCTGGAACAGGCGGGGATATGGAAAAGGGTAGTATAGACGCACAGAAAATGTTTGAAGACCCCGATACATACGATTTGCTGGCGTTTAGAGACGATGTTTCTGATAGACTGACCTCTTACTACATTCCACCGTTTCCCTATCGTTTTAACCGCTCTGGTGAAGCTAAGACGGGCTTCTTCTTACCCGGATTTATGGTTCTAAACGACCATAAAGACGCAAACGGGTTTACTAAGGTTGAGGACGCTAAAGACGCGCTAATGAAGCGTAGGGAGCGTTTAACGAAAGGACGCGACCTCGATAGCCTTCTCAAAGAAACACAGTATTATCCGTTCAGTATCGATGAGGCTTTCATAATCGGCTCTAGTAACATTTTTCCCGTAGCACTGTTACAATCTAGGGTTGAGAGAATTTATAGCGATAGTAAGCTATCAAACATAGGAATACGAGGTGAGCTGATTTGGTTAGAAAAAACAGTTGCTTTTGAAGCCAACCCTGAGCTAAAGGAGGTTTCTTACCCAACTAAAAACACAGGTAATAAAGAGGGTTGTATAACTATATATGAGTTTCCCTATAAGAATAACCAAGACGTAACACCTTCTAATCTTTATATAGCAGGTTGTGATCCTTATACACAAGATCAAGCTGATACTAGTCCTTCATTAGGTTCTATATTTATATATAAAAGATTTATTAATGCTAATGAAACTAGTAATATTATAGTAGCTGAATATACAGGAAGACCTATGAAGTCAGAGGACTTCTATGAAAATTGTAGAAAGCTATTAACTTACTATAATGCTAATTGCTTGTATGAAAACAACGTACCAGGTATGAAGCAATACTTTGAGATGAGAGGTTGTCTAAGGTTATTAGCAGAACAACCTGATATAGTTAAAGATTTAGTTAAGGATAGTATAGTTAAGAGGAATTATGGTATAAACGTTTCTCAACCTATTAAGATATATTTAATAGAAAGGATTAAGAGTTATCTATTAACTGAGTTTGAAGAAGGAGAGTATAATGTAGAGAAGATATATTCTGTTAATCTATTAAAAGAACTTATAAACTATAGTCCAGATAATAACTTTGATAGAGTTATTGCATTTGGACTTTGTCTTATACAGGAGGATGAATATCATCAAGTTAAAGTTAAAGAGACTAAAAAGACTAATATGTTTCAAAATATATTTGAACATCTTGGTCATACTACTAAAAGAATTAAAGAAGAAGAAACTAGATTTTATTAATGGTTTACGCTTATACAGACAATGGTCTAACTAATGCAGGTCTTGCTTTTAGAAAGCTAACACCTGACCAGAAGATTAAAGAGTATGGTTCAATAGAGGATTGGGCTATATCTATAATGTTAGGTTTAGATAGATTAATTTATAGTAATGTTGTTAATTCTAATACTCCTTTGAATAATAAAAGGAATATGCAAATTAATATAGATTTAGTAGAACACGGAGTATTTAACACTGATGACTTTAAGGAGATAATGTTCCCCTACGGTGAAAGTTTTGATTATAAGTTTCCAGCTACTCTATCTCATTACCCTGTAATTAATCCTAAGATTGAAGTATTAAAAGGAGAGGAGATATCTAGACCTTTTAACTTCATGGTTGTAGATAAAAGTTCTGATGGTTTTAATAGAACCCAAGAACTTAGAAATAAATTAGTATTAGATGTACTTATTAATGAGTTTACTGCTGCTGTTAATCAAGAGTCTTTAGAACAAACTATGAAGGGAGGACCTCCTATGGCTGAAGACGAGAAGGGTAAGAAACTGAGTAGTATTCAAGAGATTAATAAGTATTTAACCTATCAATATACTGACTTATTAGAAGAGAAACTTAGTGATATACTTAGATATTTAGCAGATGTAGATTTACTTAAATTGAAGTTTAATAAGAACTTTATTAAGTTTCTTTGTACAGGTTCTGAGATATATCACGTAGATATTATTAATGGTTCTCCTAGTGTTAGGTTAATTAATCCTCTACATTTTGATTGTGATTCTAGTGGTCAATCTGACTTTATAGAGAATTGTAATTGGGTTAGAGAGAGTGAGTTTATATCAGTAGCTGAAGTTCTTAATAGATATCATGAAGAACTAACAGAAGAGGATATAGATAGTATAGAACGTAACAAAGGTTTCTTAACTACTGCTACAGGGTTTAATGATTACTATCACTTTATAGATCCTATTGTTAATCAATATAATGCTAATTTTATAAGGGTTTCTCACTTTGAGTGGGTATCGCTTAAAAAGGTTGGTGTATATATAGCTATAGACAAAACTACAGGTGAAGAAATTGATAAAGATATAGTTGATTATGATTTTAAAAAGAAGTATAAACAAGACCCTAATATAAAAGAAACTATAGAGTGGACTTGGGTTAATGAACGTTGGAAGGGTATTAGGATTGGACCTGAAGTATTTATTAAAGTTCAACCTGTACCTAATCAATACGATACTATAACTTCATTAAGTAAATCTACCTCTTATTACGTTGGTACTCGTTCTTCTTTTTCTCTTGTAGATAAGTTAAAACCTTATCAGTACCTTTATAATGTTATATGGTTTCAAATTAAGAAACTAATGGCAGCTGCTAAGGGTAAAGGTTTTGTAATGGATATAGCACAGATACCTAAATCTCAAGGTCAAACTATTGAGAGATTTATGCACATGTTAGATACTTATAACATAGCATTTATTAATAGTTTAGAACAAGATGAGAATACTAATCAACGTTCTACCTTTAATCAATTTCAGACTATTGATAGAACTATGGGTGATGCTATACAAGGTTATATTATGCAACTTCAATTTATAGAACAATCTATGGGTCAGGTCTGTGGTATTAGTCCCCAACGAGAAGGACAAGTACACCAAAACGAAACCTACGGTGGTGTAGAGAGAAGTGTTACTCAATCTAACTCTATCACTGAGTCTCTCTTCTATATTCATAATGAATGTAAGAGAAGGGTAGTTGAGAGAATGTTAGATATGGCTAAGATAGCTTGGAAAGACGGTATTAAGGTTCAATATATAATGGACGATTTAGGTCGTAAGTTAATAGAACTTAATGATAATGACTTTAAGAACTCTGAACTTGGTATAATTATTAGTAACTCTGGAGAAGACGCTAAGATACTACAAAGTTTACAGGAAGCTGCTGCTATGGCTCTACAACAACAACAGATTACTCTAAAGGACTTTGTTGAAACTATAGGTACTAAATCTATTAGTAAAATTAAGAACTTGTTATCTGATGCTGAAGAACATAATATGCAAAAACAACAAGCTCAACAAGCACAACAAGGAGAACAAGCACAACAACAACAACAACAACAACTTCAGTTTGAACAACAGAAGATGCAAATAGAGACTGATAGTAAGATGCAGATTGAACAACTTAAATCTGAAACTGCTATTAAGGTTGCTGAGATTAATGCTGAGTCTAAGGTTATGGCTTTTGGAGATGATATTAATGTTGATGTTAATGAGAATGGTATAATAGATGCTGTTGAGAGAGATAAGATAGCTTTACAAAGAGAGATTAAAAACAAGGAGCTTGCTATTAAACAACAAGAGGTTGATGTTAAAAAACAAGATTCTGAGACTAAGAAAAAGGAAGTAGAAGTTAAGAGAGAACAAGGTAAGGTAGATCTCCAAATTAGTAAGAATGATATTACTAAACAAGAAATGGAGATGAAGAAGATGGGTAAACAAGTTAAGTTAGATGAAATTAAGTCTAAGTTAGAAGAGAAGAAGTTTAATCTACAAGCTAAGTCTAATAAGGATAAAGTTAATACTGATAAACAGAAATTAGCTATACATAAAGAGAAAGCAAAATTAACATTGAAAAAGAAAAAATAAAAAAATAGATATGGCATTTAAAGCATTAAGTATTCCAGAAGGAGGAGCGGACCCTATAGAAGGAGTTAGCCCAGAAGCAGAGGTCTTTAATAATACTCCTCAATACGTACCTGAGCCAGAACCTGAACCACAGTACGATGAGCCTGTTGGAGACTATGAGGGGGAAGAAGGATACGAACCTGAACAAGTAAGTATTTATGAAGATTCAGATGAAGATATACATAAGTTATTAGCTATTGAAGTATTAAAGACTCAAGGTATTGATTGGGATGAAAACGCAGAGGCTATATTTAATGATGAAGACGGAGGGGTTAAAGGATTATTAAATATATTATCTGAACTTAAACCAGATTATTCTGATCCTATAGTTGAAGAGTTTAATGAGTATATAGCTAAAGGAGGAGATCCTCGTGATTGGATTGATCATTATGCTAGGGTAGAAAAAGAATTTGATTTTAATAGTGAGTATAGTCTTGATACTCTTTATATGTTTTATAAAGAGACTACTCGTTGGTCTGATGAGAAGATTAGAAGAGAGGTGGCTAAAATTGAAACACAGGAAGAATTAGATGAGATATTTGAAGAGATTGCCCCTGCTTTAGAGGAATTAAAACAAGAAAAGAAGAAAGAATTAGAAGAACAATTATATCATCAACGTCTAGAGGAAGAACGAGAATATAGAACTTTCGTTAATAATGTTAATAATTACGTACACTCTCTCGACACTAATAGAGAGCTTGGGATACAACTTACTCAGAAAGACAGAAAGGGTTTTGTTAAATACTTCACGGAGGTTCAAAGCGATGGTTATACTCAATATCAACGAGAAATATATAGCGACCCCGCAGTCGAGGTTAAATTAGCTATGTTAGCTTATAAAGGAGCGCATAAAGGAGAACTTCCTAAAGTTATTAATAACGAAGCAGTTGATAAGATTTCTTCTTTATTAAATAAAAAACAAGGAGGGGGAAACAAACAAACAGGTTTTAAAGCAATTCAAATTTAATAACAAATAAATAATTTAAAAGATGGCAACAGGTACTCCCGTTACTCAGTTCTTACACGGACAACAAAGAGACGGTACATTTACAGACCAGAATCAATTAGCTTCGGCTATGGCTACTACTCCAGAAGTTATTGACCAACTTATATATGCTTTTGGAGATATTAATCGAAAGAGTAATAAAGACAACTATGGTATTATTCAATCATTAACTAGTAAGGTTGCTACAGGTAAGAGTCCTAAAGAAGGTTCTTCTTATCGTACTGTTGGTAATCATACTATTGAATGGCACGTTATGGGTCCCTGGTTAAAGTCTATACCTATTAGTTCTGATGCTAACTTTAGTTCATTAGATACTCCAGGTATTAACTATACACCTATTGTTATTCCATTAGAAGAGAAGTACTTTACAGTTGGTGATGTTGTAATTACACAACAACAAAAACTACTTCGTTTACGAGAAGAACCTTATCAATCTGGTATGAGCTGGTGTCATACGTTTGACTTAATTACTAATAGTCCAGATGAGTTTGTAAATCCTTCTGATATTGAAGCAGGTAAAGTATTAGCTATGTGTTTCACTGCTTTTGAAGAAGGTTCTGAAGGTGGTGGTAGTAAAGAAGGAACTCCTATGGCTTTCCGTAATACTATGAACATTCAGCGTTTAGCTTGGGGTATGACAGGTGGAGCTAAAACAGATTTAACTGTATTTAACTTTGCAGTAGGTAATCAGAAACAAGAGAAACTTTGGTTATATAAGAAACAATATGAGCAACTCTTATTGTGGAATAGAAACCAAGAAGCTATGATTTGGACCTCTCGTACTAACGTACACCCTATTACAGGTCAGATTCAAATGTTTGGTTCTAACGGACGTGTTGTAAGAACAGGTTCTGGTATTGAAGAACAAATTAGTGGAGCTAATCACTTTGTAGTTAATGAGCTTACTGAAGATGTATTGAATACAATGCTCTTAACTATTAATCAAGCCTCCTCTGACGCTTCTAACACTAAGTTAATGGTGTTTACAGGAGCTGGTGGTATGTTAAGTTTTGACAGAGGTATGAAGCGTGCGTTAGGTGGTTTAGGAGGCTTTGTACAAGAGAACAACACTTTCATTGAGAAATTAGAAGGTAACAAACTTGGATACGGTGCTAACTTTACTAAGTATCGTGGTATAATGGGTACTGAATTTACAGTAATTCATCACCCGTTCTTTGACGACCGTACTATTTGGACAGATATAGATCCTGCTACAGGACTTACTACTAAATCCTTTGAGATGTATTTTATTGATATGTCTGATTACGGTAGTGAACCTAATGTTCAGTTAATTGCTAAAGGGGCAGGTGGGGAGAATCGTCGTTTAATGAGCTGGTTTACAGCTGGTTCTACTACTCCAGACTTTGGTTCTATACCTGATGCTAAAGAGCAACAAGGTTTAGTTAGTAAATCTCTTCGTTCCAACGGTTATGATGGTTTCATGACTTATTGTTTATCTGAAACAGGTGTTATTATTCTTAATCCACTATCTTGTGGTAAAATTACAATTAAAAGAACGTTTTAATGGCTGAGACTTTAGAAAAAGAAAAGAAAGTAAAAGAGGAGATTAAAAAAGACTCCTCTATTTTAAACTTTGATGTTAAACCTGCTAACGCAATACCTAATAAGAAATATATACTTCCTTTTGGTAAGGCTCTTAATGGACATAGACCTATGCTACCAGGTTGTATTAAATATATCACTATAGCACGTAATGCTAAATCTGGTAAGTGGGCTTTAAATCATACAGAAGAAGAATTACGTGCTTATAAAGAACTCCCTATATATATTTATAATGATAGATTAAGACGGGAAGAACTTAATGAAGAGTGGTTAAAGGATTTCAAAGTTATAATTAAAGATACAGGTCTAACTTTAGATTTAGACCAAGAATTAGATCTCTTTACTTATAGAATACTACAACACCCTACACATGGTATATTTGGAGAAATAGGTGGTGAAGCACTTGATAGTAAAAGATTTTATATTAAAGATGTTAGAGAGGAAGCTAAGAAGTCCACTAATAGAAGTACTAAGCTCTACATGGCTCTTACCAAACTTCGTCAAATGAGTATCTCTGATATTATAGTATTTTCTACTATGTATAAGAGTAATATAAGAACTACTACAGCTGAAATAGCAGAAGCTAATATAATTCAAGCTATAGAGAAAGACGAGAAGGAATTAGATAAATTTCTAAGTTACTTTGAAACTTTACCAGATGGTTCCATGACAGTTAAGAGTGATACAAGAGATAGATTATTTCTTAATCTTTGTGTATCATATAGAGTTATAACCAATAGAGGAGGAGCTTATTATTTCAGAAATATTAATTTAGGTTTAGCAGAAAAAGATGTTATTAAGTATCTTAGTACTCCCGCTAATCAACAAGTTAAATTCCAAGCTGAACAGGAATTAGAAGACAAAATTAAAACTGAATAGTTATGACCATATACACTATGTATTCAATATTTGAGGACTTAGTAGATAAACTTAGTTCTGGTGCTTATCCTGAAATACCTATTGAACAAAAAGATAGGTTCTTTAACTTAGCTTGTGAACGTTTTGTTAAACAACGCTATGGTAGTAATAATAGTAAAGGATTTGGTTTTGAAGAAATACAAAAGAGAACAGATGATTTAAGTAATCTAGTAAGGACTGCTTCATTGAATATATCTACTAGTGGTGTATATAGTACAGAAGAGTATCCTACTGTTACATATAACATACCAACTGATTATTGGTTTAGTATAACAGAAAGAGTTAGATTAAGAACTAAGTGTAGAACTGTTACAGTATTAGCTGTACAGGGAAGACACGATGAAATAAGTTATAGAATTAGTGATCCTTTTAATAGACCTAAAGGAGAAAGAGTATTTAGAGTAATGCACTCTAATGATACAACAGATAATAATAATAATGTTATTGAGTTATTCTATGATAAAGACGTAGAACCCCAGGAATACTTATTAACCTATTTAGCACAGTTTAGAAGACTAAGGAGTATTACTCCTTATAACCAAGCTCATATAGCAGCTAATCCAACTATCACACCTATAGCTACACACAACACATTTGGACCTGGTAATAACACAGGTGGTGTTGGTAGTTGGTTTGATATAGAGTTTTGGTTTAATCCAGAAACACATCAAGAGATTATAGATTTAGCCGTACAGGCTTGTTTAGAAACAATAGAACACCCAAGAACACAAAGTTTTACACAACAAATAAGTAATCAAGAATAACAATGGCAAGACATAATGTTGAACAAGTATTAGTAGTAGATAGATTCGGACAAAGAAATGCAGCAGGTGCTTTCTTAGTAGGTAGTAATTTGGGTATGCAAACTGATTTTTTAAACCCTATTCCCCCTGCTATCCCACACTTTCGCTCACCTGTTCAGTTTACACCAGGCGTTAGTGATGTAGGTAATAATACAGGAGAACGAGATTTAGCTGTAATGGAATGGAGTAAAAGTAGAGCTTTTGAATTTACAGGTCTCGCTACTCTACCTAATCCTAATCCTGCGTTTCCTAATCAAAGAGGATATTTTCCTAACTTTAGTGCTTTACGCTTTGCTACATACGACCCTATTTTAGGTTCTCGTATGAGTGATAAAATAGCCTATGACCGTATTAATCGTATATGGGGTAGAGGACCAGCTCTTAAAACACCACAGATTAGTGTATTTCATTTAGCTTTTAATACACCAGGTGTAGGTAATCCAATTATAACTTATAAAGGACAGAGTGCCGCTATAAGTGTTGATATTAGACGTAACCATACTGAGTGGAATAAACAACCTTTATTTGCTCAAGTTTATGTAGGCGGTCAAGTAACTACTAACTCTTTAGGTACTCCTAATACTAATATACCTGCTACAGGTGCAGATATACAGAAAGCTCACTTTGACTTATTAGAACAAATACTAGATGCTGATATCGCATTAGGTGGTGGTACTTATCCTAATGGTCTATACTTTGATGCACGTAGTAGTCGTTTATTATCAGCAAGTAGTGGTTATAGTGCTATCTATTTAGTAGGTGCATTTAAACCTGTATTCCAAACTGACTTCTATGCTGAATTTAACGTTAATCTATTTGACGTTAGTTTAATTAGTGGTTTTCAGAATCCTATTTATGCAACTGCTTTTGATCCTGCTGAATTAGCGGGTTCTTATGCAGCTAATCGAAGTTATTTACTTAAACAGTGGTTGTACGGAGATCCAGGTTCTGGTTATCCTGAACAAGTTCGTTGGCATGAACGTAGAGTAGCTGGTCAATTAGGACAAAGCTCTCACATTCACTATCCTCTTCCTGATAACTTCTTAGTTAATATGAATAGATTTTATTCTTCTGTCCATATTGAATATGAAGAGCATATTCGTCAAACAGGTGAGAATGGTACTAAGCATACTCATAAAGAATTGACTATTTATATGTCCACTATTGATGCTAGAGGACTTCCAACTAATATGTATGCTACTCCTGCGCAATGGAATACTCCAGGTGGTCCTATAGCATCTTTAGGAACAGGTTTTAGTATAGGTGGTGGTACTACAGCTTTAACTGCTATCAATGATCCTTTTGCAGTATCTAACGTTATACCTACTAGATATACGTATCAGAATTTATTTAGTAGTAACCCTCTCATTGTATCACCTGCTATAAAAGCTAATATGGATTTAGTACAAGACTTAACTAATACTAGCCTTCTCGCCTACGGTAATGGTGATTTAATTGGTGGTCCTACTAATACTATTATAGGAGCTAATCCTAATCAATTTGTTAATCCTTCTTTTAATCCTGCATCTCCTACTCAAACAAGTTTCTTTCAAGGTACTAATTCTAATTTATTAGGAGGTGGAGTACCTATAGCTGGATCAGGTAATGATTTCATATCTAATATGAATCTCGCATTAACGACTTAATATTTAACTTCCGTATTCCTTACATTAGGGGAGGAGATATTCTCCTTCCCTTTTTTATTAATAAAAAGAATGATAACAGGAATAGTATATAATCAATGGAGTAATGGAGTAGATAGGTGTTTTGCTACAGGTATAGTTGAACTATATGAAGACGAAGGTTTAACAACTCTTATTAGTTCAAGTCCTATGGCATTAGGTGTATATACATTACCTAATATACCTAATTATTCAAATAGAATAGTTTATTTAGTTGTAAGGAATAGTTTAGGAGATGTAGTTTATCAGAATCAATTCACTTTCTATTCAGATCCTTATGGAAATCAAATAGATTATACAGATTTAAATATATTTGTTAACGATACAAGTGCTATTACTTGTAATCCTAATTATTTACAAGACGCTATAGTATGTAGCTTTTATTTAATTAGAAAACCTTGTACAAATATAATATGTGTGATTAGTACAAGTTCTTTTAATTATAACTATGTAGCATATACGTTCTATTATGGTAGTACGACTGAGAATAAAAGTGTAACTCTATTTGGAGATAATGCTTGTTTTAACTACGGTGATTGTATAATTGGTAATTATTTAGTTTGTCAAACACTTAGATTATACGATGTTATAAATAGTAGTGGTTGTTGCGGTAATACTACTTATACAGGAACAGGTGAGATATTAGAAGAGTGTAGTGTATGTGAAGAATTTGAATTAGGTAAAAGATTACCTGAAGTTTCTTTTGTAATAGAGAATCAGTGTTGTGATAAATGTCCTTGTTATGAAGTAGATACCCCCATAACATTTACTCCTATTGTTAAGTTTAACTTAACTGATTGTTGTATAGGTACTACTCCACAACCTTGTTTAATACCACCTTCTTTAACTTTTATAAAAGAGGATATATTCATGTATGATAAACCTTATACAATGCCTGTAGATAGTTTTGTTGTAGATGATCTATCATTCCCTCAATATGATAGAGTTTATAAAGTTGGTTTAAAATTTGAATTAGACGTTCCTTGTTTATGTACTAATGACGATAGAATTGTAATTAGATCAGTTCCTTTTACTTACAACTATATACCTAATGATTTTAATAGTAATTTAGTTGCTCCTTTTAGAGCATATTATATATTAGATGATAATACCCCTCTCTACTTTGGAGCTTTAACAGATTCTAATATTAATACTTTTGAGATAGTTCCTTCTGTAGGTAATCAAGATATAGATTTTGATTTATACTTTTTATTTAATAGTGAAGGAAAAAATAGACAAAATATATCTTTTAGATTTGAAGTATTTTACTGTGGTGAAGTTATAGGAGTAGAAGTAATTCAAACTATACAGATAGACGATGATGGTAATTTAGTTTATTCACAATTAGTTACTATAAGCTAATATGATAGTACCTTTTCCAATAGAAGAAATACCTTGTGAAGCAAGAATAACTTGGTATGTAGATGGTGTAGTAGTTAGTGAAGTACATATGGGAGATAATCAATTAACTCCTCTTATATGGGAATTTACTGAACCTGGTACTCATACCATTACACTAAGAGTTTGTAATTGTTGTGGTTGTTGTACATACGAACAAGAAGTTACAATAGGTCCTTTCTTATATATAGAAAGATTAGATTGTGCTAAATTTGTACTTAAAGACAATTATGAATACGATGGATTAACTATAGAAATTAATCTATTTGACACTGATAATAATAAGACTAATTTAATTACTCAAACTCAATATACAGGTAAATCAGACTTCATAATCAATTTACCAACAGATGGAGTTTATATATTAGAATATATTATTAGAGACTTAGATGGTAATAACATTAGAACTGAGAGATTTGTATTATATGAGTTTTGTCATATATTAATGTGTTATAAAGAGCTTCTAATGAGTATTAACTGTAAGGAGTGTAATCCTTGTGATAACGAAAGAGCAAGAGAGATAATGGATCAAATGAATCAGTTTATAATGAATTTAGTAGCCTTTGGTATTAATATAACTATTCATTATGGATTAGAGAGTCATTTCTTTTATTTCGATGATAAATATACTAGTTTTATAAAAGATACTAATACTATACTTTCTCAGTTATTAAGAATGTGTAGTAAGTGTGGTTTTATAGAAAACAGAAAAGGGACTTGGAATTGTACTGTTATTAAACACCCTTGTAGAATTTGCAAATGATTTGGGAAAGGTATGATTTAAAAAAGTGTTGTCCAGATTTAAGTAATGAGTGTTCTAAGATAGCACCACTACTTAACTTTAGAACTGTTGATCCCACTAGTGCTAATAATGATGGACAAGTTATAATTGAGTTCTTAGGTTTAAATAAAACCTATTATACTATATTTCAAGGAATAGGTGTAAATGAAGCTGGTACTACTATAACTACAAGAACTTATAGTAATTTAACACCAGGTCAATATACTTTAACTGTTAAACCAGACCCGGACTCAATATGTGAATATACTTATATATTTAATATAAGAGAGTTTAGTACTCTATTTGCTAGATTAAGGTATGATAACGGTAATGATGTACCGAGACATCCTGATTCAGCTAGTTTTCTAATACCAGCTAATACAGCTATACATTGGAATAATGATAATATAGTAACTAGACAAACAGAAGGTACTACTCAGTGTTATGTGTTAGAGATAACAGGAGGTGTTGAAGATTATATAATTGAGTATGAGGATTATAGACAGTACACTAACCCTCCTCCTTATTTAACTAATGGTTTCCCTATAGCTTTAAATAATATTACAACTTCTACTGATACTGATAGACCTCCTATAATTTTAGATATTACTGAACCTAACAGTTTAGAGTTTTGTGTAAACGTAGCTGTTAATTCAGGTAATGGTTGGGTTAAGATTACGGTTAGAGATTCTGCTACTCTATCACAAGAGTTTATAATTTGGTTGTACGTTAAACAAACACTATTTTAATGATAGAAGTAATAAGGGGTGATTGCCCTAATAATAATATAGAACTAAGAATAAAGTATCCTGTAGGTGGAGCAGTACCTACTGCTAATTGGTACTTTACTTGGTTTGAAGAAAGTATAGGAACTGTCTCTCAATACACTTCTAATAAGTGTACGTTCCCTTCAGGTTATTGGAAAAAGGTTAGATGGGATTTTCCTGTTATACCTCTCTTCTATGCCTTTGAGCTTCCTATATTTGGTTACTTAGATAATCAAGGTATAACAGGAGATAGTTTAGCTAATTACCTAAATAGGTGTGTTACAGGATTAGCTGGTTACGGTAGAATCATAAACGTTGGTTCTAACTACCTTGAGGTTTTCCTTAGTCCCTCAGACCCCATAAACGCCTCTCTAACCTGCGTAACTGCTTTTGTGGTAGCAAACACCTACCTTTTGCCGTACCCAAGCGTAGCGACTACGTATAACGGTCAGGCGGGGTGTTGTGGAACTACGCTACAAAACCAAACCATAACTGATTGGAAACCGATAGCGTCCGGAATAGGCTTAGACAACGTTACTGTGGCTTCTCCACGCAAAAAGAGGTATATGGTAGAGGCAACCGATAATAGTGGTACTACGGACTATCAAATACTGAATTTAGACGAGTCCTTCCCTACATGTGGATTAGTCGTAACGCAACCAACTTGTTTCGGGGGAAGAGGTTGTATTGAGGTTACTATACCTGAATGGCTTAATGAACCTTTATCGTTTGAATGGAATGTTAATAAAGTTCTTTATAGTACAAGTAAAGACATTTGTGATTTATTACCTGAAACTTATTGTTTAACTATTATAGATGATAAAGGTTGTACAACTAATTGTTGTGCTACTATTATTAATCCACTACCTATTGTAGCTACTACGACTATAACTCAACCTAGTTGTGTAGCTTGTGGAACAACGGAACAATTTGGTAAGTTATACGTTAGAGTTAGTGGTGGTAATGAAGACTGTAAAGTTTGTGATAATAGTGTAATTAATAATAAAACTAAAGGAGCTTATGAATATAAATTACTTCCTTTAGTTAATACCTGGACACCTACTGATATAGATAATAGTATTTATATTAATAACTTAAAACCAGGTGATTACAAGTTAAAAATTAGAGATTGTAATTGTTGTTACTATGATTTAGACATTACAATTACTAAACCTACAATTATAGCTAAAATTTAAAATGATATATAACGTATTATGTAATGGAGCTAATAATGGTAAGATATGTATTGATAATTTATCAGTACCTACTACGCCTACTATAATAGATATATATAGTGAAACAACAGGTGTTAGAATAACTAATTTAGCTACACCTTCTACCTCACCTACAGGTGTTGTAATAAATGTTGTATCTGAAGGAATAAGTGTTAATTTGAATGGTAAATACTGTTGGGATAATTTACCTGCTGGTAAATATATTATTGAAATAACAGATTCTTCTAAAACTACTTGTTATGTTAAATCAACTGTTGAAATAACAGAACCTGAAAGTCTTAACTATACTTATACAATAGATAAGATTAATTGTGGTTTAAATAGTAATTTACAAATCACCCCTATAGGTGGAGTAGGACCTTATAAGATAACACTTAGTAAAGCAGCAGCTCCTATATATCCACCTAAGACTAACTATACAGGTTATTTCCCTAATATACCTGGAGATAGTTTAAATGATTATGTTTTAACCATATTCGATTATAATGGTTGTTCTTTAGCTTCAACTATAAATGTAGATGATCTTCCTTCTATTAATTTAACAGTGGGTTATTCTAATGTTACTTGTAACGGAGCTTGTAATGGAACTATAGATGTATTAGCTACAGGAGGTTTACCACCTTATGTATTTACTATTAGCTCTAATCCAGCAGGTACATTTGTTAAAACAAGTATATGTGATATATCAGAATGTACTTCATATACTAAGTTTACAGATATTTGTGCTGGTTCTTATATAGTTAAAGTTACAGATAGTTTAGGTTGTACTCGAACTCAGAACTTAACTATAACTCAACCTAGTAAGATTACTTTAACAGACGTACTATTAACTCAGATAACTTGTTTAGAGTGTTGTGATGGTTCTATAAGTATAGATAGTATCACAGGAGGTGTAGGACCTTATAGTGTATATTTAACTAAGACAGATGAGTTCTTACCTGATTATAAATATACTGATGGAGTAGGTCCATTAGCAGTTGTATATGATGATTTAAAAGCAGGTGATTATGATTTAGTCGTAACTGATTCTAATAACTGTTCTATAACTTATAAGTTTAAAATATATCCACCTGTTATAATAGATATATCATGAGTAAGTGTATAATTTGTGAAGAACAAAAAAGAATATTTGAAGAAGACCTTAAAAAAAGTTTAAATAAAGAAAAGAAAGAAGAGAACTTTGATTTATTAATTAAAGCTGAAATTAAAAGATTTATAGAGGACAAGAAACAAAGTTATAAATCTAATGGAAACTTTAGTAGTAAATTTAATCCTAAACAGATTGATAATTATAATATAACTATTAATAATTCACAACTATACTCTATGATTATATACATTAAAACAGGTATTAAATATATAGGTATAGTTTATTTAAAAAATGCTAATAAACCAGAAACAGTTGGTTTAGCTTTAAAAGACTCTTCTATGAATTTAGGTATTCCCTATTTAGAAACTAAGTATTATAATCAACCTTTAACCTATAACTCGAATTACCAAACATTTTAAGATGAAAACTATATTAAAGAATTGGAAAACAACCCTAACAGGAATACTCTTAGCTATTATAGCTATTTGTAAAGCATTTGAGGTAAACTTACCTTATCAAGAAATTATCGCAGTATTAACAGCATTAGGTTTTACTTTATCCAAAGATTCTACAAACAATGATAATAACCCCAGCTAGTTGTACAAGTTGTCAAGATGGTTCTGCTACTATAACAGTAACAGGACCAGCTAGACCTTATGAGTTTAGATTAAGTGGACCTGGTATAGCAGTTCCCACTTGGTCGTTTGGTGGTGTAACAGATATACCGAGCAACACTAATACCACTGTTGTTATGGGTGGTAAGACTAAAACATATAATGGTTTATTACCAGGTAATTATGTTTTAGAAGTAGCTTCTGATAAGATTGCTGGAACAAGACTGTGCGTCAGCACTATTACGTTTGAAGTACCTAATCTTTGTCCTGAACCTCCTGATCCTAACAAGTGTAAACCTTGTGGTAATATGGTTAATATTATACCTAAAGTAAGTATAAGTGCTAGTAATCCAGCTAAACACGTTAGGTTTGCTCACATACCTGAATATGAAATAGGTACTCAATCTTATACAATAGAGGCTTGGATTAAACCACTTTTCAATTTACCTGTTCAACAAACAGTTACGATATGTACTTTACAAAGTACGTATGGACCTGCTACTACTGCTTTAGAAGAAGTAACTACTCCTTCTCCATTTCTATTTCATAACTTTCGATTAGTAGTAGAAGGAGGTGGTTTCTGGTTTCTCTTTGTATCCTTTGCTATAAACAATACTTCTAACTTCTCTGGAGCAAATAGAAACTTTAAACTATCTACTAATGCTGTTACTCCTTTTACAGATAAACCCAATCACGTTGTATTTGTAGTTAGAGATATAATAGAACAATCGGCTACTCCTACAGAAGATTGGCAAGTAGATAATACTACTACCGCTCTTTCTAATAAGACTAAGTTTAATAAAGCTATATCTTTCTATCTAAATGGAGTATTAATAGATACTATACATCCTGATTCTTTAGCTTCTGTTGGACCTAATGAAGTTACACTTACATCTGCTGATCGTCTTATATTAAAAGATATAAGTGCTTTAAATGGCTACGTTGTAGTAGGTAGTAGATACGCCAGAATGGATAGTTTAGATAATGGTCAAATAACTAACTTCCGTTGGTATGCTCGTGAATTAGGTAATAGTGAGATTAAAACTAATTATTTAAAAGGTTGTCATGGTGAACCTATATCTTGTGATGATCTTCTATTATATGCTCCTTTAGATCAACCCGAACTTAATATAGTACCAGAACTCGTTAATCAAAACTTTGGAGAACTATTAGGTTATACAACAGCTGAGACTACTATAAACGGAGGAGCTTGGACTATCCAATGTTGCCCTGAAACTAAATTAAACACAAGTGATTTTAGTTGTGAAGAAGAACCTTGTGGTAATGCTCTTCTTATTAAGCCCAAAGCTAGTATCACTAGAAGTAGTCCTGCTAAATTAGCTAAAGTAAGTCATATAAATCAATATAATGTAGGGGAAGCTATTTATAGTGTAGAAGCATGGGTACAACCTCTTTATACAAGTAATATAACTGCTGAAACAGATGTGATGGTGTTGCATAGTCCTATGTTGCCTACTACTTCTCTTGCTGAACAAGATACTTCTGCTGTCCCTTATCTAACTCATGCTTTTAAAATTAGATATGAAAATGGTAAGTACTATATGAGATTTGGGGCAAGTTATGATGGTGTAGGTAGTTGGAAAACAGTTGGACCTCCTACTTATGGAACTTTCTTTGTTTGTACGGATCAAGTACAAATGAGTAATAGTGAAGCTAATCATTGTGTATGGGTTGTCAGAGAGATATTAGAACACAACGCTGTTCCTACCCAATCTTATCAAATAGACAATACTCAGCCTAATGCTGTTAATAAAGCTAAAGCTAACGCCGCTGTGGAATTTTGGTTAAACGGGGTTCTTATAGATACGTTATATCCTACTGACACATTTGATATAGATAACCAAAATGAGTGTATATTAGACTCACCTAAACGTTTAATTCTTCGTAACTTAGATAATCTAACAGGAGATATTACAATAGGGGGTCGTTATTATACTATGGCTAATGGTGGTAATTCTAAAATAACCAATCTTCGTTGGTATAATAGAGCTATGGAACGTAGTGAAATACAAACTAATTATTTATTAGGGTGTGACGCTCAACCTTCTAATTGTTCTTCTTTACTTATGTATCTTCCTTTAAATCAAAAGAAAGGTGCTATAACACAGGAAATGGTTTATGATAACTTTGGACAACTATTAGGTTATACTATGGCTGAAGTTGCTGAGAAAGGTGGAGCGTGGACTAGACTTTGTTGTTCTCCTAATGGTTATTTAAAAGAATTTACTTGTTCCCCCGATGATTGCATACCTGGTTGGGGTGAAGTTAGTTTTACACTTGACGGAGGTTCTGCCGCAGACAGTCCTTTTATTATAGCTTTTGGAGCAGGTATAATGAGTCTTGTTCCAGGACAGAATATAGACTTTACTACGTGTCCTTTACCTGCTACTATAACAGATTATTTTGTTTATGTACCTATTAATCCCGCTATTTATTCAGACGCTTATAGTCAAGCGGCGTATATAGTAAGTTACTATAATACTTTAGTAGGTAATCCTTTAGCCCAACCTTCTGTTGGACCTTATGCTATACATAATTTGAATAAAGTTATTATTAGATTTCCGGATGATAATGCTGAAATGGGAAGTAAATGCGGTCAAGCGTTTAGTGTATGTCCTTACAATGGTACTAATACTACTACCGGAACATTTGATTTAACTCCTTACACAGGTACTACAACTATAACTTTCCCTAGTCCTCAAACAGTTAAGTGTTGTGTTAATCCAGATCCTACTTGTGATACTAACATTATTATAGGATAGTATGATAATATTACCTGCTTCAACTAATGTATCTACTGATGGTACGATAGTAGCAGAAGCGAATCAATCTTCATTTTTTAGTATTGACGGAGGTAACACCTGGTTACCTCCTGATATACCAGGAGCTTATTATAGAACCTTCGATAACTTAGCTTCAGGTCTCTATGATATAGGGACTAAATATATTAAAACAGGTTGTGTGATATTTACTAAAGTTTATGTACCCGTAGAATAGTTCACAAATGGATAGGAATATAGAAAAAGAAATAGAGAGAGAAGTATCTGATATTGAAAAGAAAGTTAATAAGTTAGAACACTTATTAATAGGTATAGATGGTAATAATGGTATGAGACAAGACCTTAAAGATTTAAAACACGAAGTCTCTAATCTAAAGAATCAGATACATAGTATAGGTAAAACTTTATCTATGTATGCTGGTGGAGGTTTAGTTATTGTAGCAGCTTTTGAAGTACTTAGTTTATTTATAAAATAGTGGCTACTTTATTAGATAAAGCTAATTTTATTAATTCAGGTCTTAGGGGAGATTGTATTGAAACAAAGACCCCTAAGTCTTTTATTAAACAACAGGATTCTGTTTGTTGTCCTGATTGGTGTAAGAAGCAAAATACCATCATACACGGATTAGCTGTATGTGGTGCTTCTAAGATATATAATATGACTAGTACATTAACTCAAAAGGCTTATGCTTATCAGAAGATAGGTAAAGTTGAAGAAGCTAAAGAGATATTTACTTTATTGAATAGAGTGAACTATATATTAGGTTTTTTGTTTCTTTTGAGCGTACAAGGTTATTTGAATGAAGAAGAGTATAAGAAATATATTAGTGATGAAGAGTTGGAATGTATGAAGAGGAATTTAGAGTGTCTTGGAGTAGATATTACTTGTCTTTACGAATGTTATATTAACCCTAATTATAATTGCAATGAACTGTGTAGAAGATACCCAATTTAATGAAACTATAGACAAAATATACGATAAAATTATTAATGATTTAGCATCTGTTGCTGAACAAGATGCTAGATTAGAGCAAATATATTGTATATATTTAAAGTGTCCTGTTCAAATTAAAACTTTATTAGTTTTAGGTGGATTATCTAATGTTCAATTACCTCCTGGTTATTAATAGAATGAAAAAGGAAACTATAGAAAAAATAAAGAAGTTGTTCAAAGAGAAAGGTTATGCTTTCTTTGATAAAGGAGATTATAATTTAAATATTATAGGAGTTAGAGGAGAACATAAACCTGATGAGTTCTCTGATGAACTTTACCTAATATTTAATAATAAAAGAGAACAAATACTTCTTGAATTTCCAATAACTACCTATCCTGGTATATATTGGTTAAAGAAACCTATGAATATAGGGGGTTGTGCTATACTAAAAGAAGGTCAATATAGAGGTGTTTACCAGATAGGTAAACATTATTCTATTGAGGCTTTAGTACAATTCGGTGGTAAAGTTAAAGTGTATAGGGATAATACCGAAGATGAGAATATTATTTTAGATGAATCTTCTATTATAGAAGGTTATTTTGGTATTAATATACACCCTGTTATGGATAAAAATAATGTAACAGTTGGGCAAGATAGTGCTGGTTGTCAAGTATTCAAACACATTGAGGATTTTTCAATCTTTATGAGTTTAGTTAAAAGAGCAAGTAGTTTATACGGTAATAGTTTTACTTATACACTTATTAATAAGGAGGAGTTATGGAAAGTATAGCTGAAGTATATGGTTACGTTATATTTGATTTAGTTGATGATAACATAAGGAAATTTATACCTTATAAATATAATATTGTTATTTTAGAAAGTTTAGAGATAATAACTAAATTATATTATAACTAATGAGCTTAAATGAATTGATATATGATATTAAAAACCTATGTTATTCTGGTTTAGGTAGTGATGACTCTATTATATCTGACGAGCAAATAGCACATTGGATTAACGTAGAGAGAGCTTTGCTAATACAAAAGAACTTTGAAAGTAGGAGGTTTTTAGATCCTTCTTCAATTCAAGATTTAGGTTGTATTGAAGTTACCTGTACTGATAAGGCTGAGTGTTGTAATTTATGTATTAATACAGATGAATTTGTTTATAAAAGTATTAACCCTATACCTGATCCTATAACTAGTCCTAATTTTAATATAACCAACCCTGCTCTATTAACCTATGTTGGTTTAATAACTTACGATAAACCTTTTGAATTTACTTCTCCTGCTATAGCTAATTGGAGTAAGTATAATAAATATACTAAGAACTCTATAAGAGCTTATTATAGAAACAAATACATATACTTGTCTAATGTTAAGAATCCTTATGAATTAGAGTTCATAGCTATTAGAGGTATATTTCAAGATCCTTTTGAAGTAGGGAATGCTAGCGCTTGTGAAGTTTGTAAAACTTATGATGATCCTTATCCAATACCAGGTTATCTTGTATCTGACTTAAAGAAGATCATTTTAAGTAAATACGTACCATACGTACAGAATCCAGCACAAGACGTTAGAAATGATTCTAAAACACTATTCGCTGCAGAACAGAAGTAATATGACAGAGGGAAAGGAAAACAAAGAAAAAAAACAAGTTAAGATACCTATAACTAGATATAATAGGTATGGTATAGAAGACTTGTATAAATTCTATAAAGCTAAGTGTAAAGAAGCTGGTATAGCTCCTATTAAACGTCTTTTATATAAGAGAATATTAAGAGCTTATAATAAGAGACTACTTGATGTTCTAATGACTGAGGAGTATGAAGAGGATATGGGTAATAGATTAGGTTACTTAGGTTTAGCTGTTAAGAAGAACTCATCAACTTGTAGAAAGGTTGATTATAATAATAGTAAAAAACTAGGCTTTATTGTATATCACGATAATTCTAAAACTATGAATCAATACTTCATATTATATTGGAATAAGGATAAGGTAGCTAATGATTCTTACTATCAATTTAGATTGAGTGAAAGTAATAAGAAGAAACTAAGTAGGTTAGTTAGAGAAAACAAAATAATAGCTACAAAATGATATTTAAATATTGTTCTGCTAAAGAGATAATATCTAGGGTTTATAGAGATTTAAACCTTCAAGAAGAAGCTCGTTGGTTAGATATGATGGAATGGATAGGTGAATGTTTAGAATATATAGGTACTACTGTTCAATATGAGAAGAAATTCAAGGAGATGGAAATAGTTAATCATAGAGTATTCCTTCCTTGTGATTTAGTTCATATTGATCAAGTTACTCATAATAAGATAGCTATGGTTCAAACTAATAGTACTGTGTTATCAAGGAAGACTGAAGTTGATAAAACTAACAGTGGTGATAAACAAATGGTTCATAAAGATTCCTTTACTATACAGGGTGATTGTATAATAACAGGTTTCAAAGAAGGAACTATAAATGTTTATTACATAGGTATAGCTTTAGACGATGAAGGTTTTCCTTTAGTACCTGACACACCTCGTTATAAAGACGCTTTGTTTCATTACATAGTGTATAAATTAAAACTAGGTGGAGGTGTTAGTGGTACAGTCCCATTACAGGAATTAGACTATTGGACTAGGTTAAAGATTAATAAGATGGCTGCTGCTAGAGCTGAATTAGCTATGCCTACTATTAGTGAACAAGAAGCTATGGGTAGAAAAAACTTGAGATTAGTTATGGATATGCACAGCTTCGATAAACTATTTGTTTCAGATGATTTAAGACAAAAGAGTATATGAAGGAAATACATTATGTGTATGAATTAAAAGATCCTATATCAGGTACTGTATTCTATGTAGGTCAAACTAATCAACCTAAACGTAGATATTCAGAACATATACATAACCCTAAAACACAAGACGAACAGAATATAATAGAGAATAGTTTTAGAGAAGGTAAACAACCTATCATGACTATTCTACATACGGGTAATAAACAGGAAGCAGATAGATTAGAAAAAGAAGAGGTTACTAAAGCTAAGAAGGGAAACCCTTTATTAACTAATATAAGGTTGATAGAAGATAATGAGAAAAAAGAAAAAGAATTAAAAGCTATGGAAAATCAATTAAACAGTTTTCAAAAAGGGATGAATTTAGATGTTCATCCTTCTTTTATACCAGAGGATCAATACGTTGCAGCTCTTAATGCTTCTGTATATAATCAATTAAATTCTAATAACTTTTTAGGTAATGAAGCAGGTTTTAAGAATATAGTTAATAACTTTGAAGATCTTACTAATTGTATAGTTATTGGTATAATTCCTTTCGAGAATGACTTTATACTATTTAGTATTAGAATTAATAGTTTTAATGATGCTTTACAACAAGTACTAATAACAGAATTACCTAATCCTTCTATAACGAACCCTCCTACTTACGCTAACGGACAGCTTCAGCAAGCCCTCTGGAGTGAACTTGGTAGGCTTAGACGACAACCTAACCTAACTTATAACTACGAAACGGTTTTAGCTGATAAAGACCCTGACAAGTGGTCTGGAGGCAATATAGACCCTACCCAGCTTTGGAATTTCCAAGTAACTCACCAAATAGACGCAGTTGCTCGTAGAGACGCTTCTAACGCTTTAATCGTGTATTGGACAGACGGGTTAAATAAGCCACGTAGGGTGGTCATAACGGACGAGAACGACTTAACCTTACCTTATACACAGTTCTTTAGAAACTTAGCCAAACAGACTAGTTTACAGAGCGAATACAGCTATCCAATAGTTGAGTACGTGGAGCAAATCGAAGGAGGAAACCTATTCACGGGGGTTTATCAATTCTCAGCTCGTTATCTAAATGAAACACTCGACCCTACTGACTTTGGATACCTCTCTATGCACGTTCCGGTTGTAGATGACTTTCGTTATGAAGGGAGAGCTAACTACGATGGAGCTGAACCTAATGGACCTAAAGTAGAGAAGAGTATTAAATTAAAGATTAATAATGTAGATACTGATTATGATTTTATACAATTAGCAGTCGTATATCAAGACCCTAATAACTTTGATAAGAACATTAGAACTTGTCAGAGAATTAGAATACCTAAGAATACAGGTACAGATTTAACAAGTATTGAATATACATTTGATGGTACGTTAGCTGAAGGAGAAGATCAAAAACTTAGTCTTGGTGAACTTCTATATAGGAGTCCTAGATTTAATACAGCTCAACATATAGAACAAAAAGACGGAAGATTGTTCTTAGCTAATTTAACACAAGTTGTTAAACCTAACCTACAATACATAGCTAATAGAGTTAGATTAATGTATCAAGTAGATGAGATATTAGTTAGTGATGATTCTTCCTTCTTTGGTGATTATAAAGAAGAAGCTAATACGTTTTATAGAAAAGGTTATAGGAGAGGTGAAGTTTATAGTTTTGCTTTAGTAGGAGTATTTGATGATGGTACTATAAGTGATGCTTTTCATATACCTGGTTATGTAGATCCTCTAATTGATTTAACTACTGAAGGATCTACAGATACTTCTTATAGAATAATATACGGTGAGCAAAATCTTCAATACGGTTATTTAGGTACTTACGTTAGTACAGAACAGTATAATAACGGAGTTTATCAGGTAGTGTATCCAGATGGTAGTTTTACTGATTTAGACGGACAAAGAGTTAGACATCACGTTATACCTGAAACTAGTATATCTCCACATATTAGAACCTTAGATAATGGAGATAATATAATGAGTATATTAGGTATTAGAGCTGAAGGAGTTGAAGAAGCTATAGATAGTGCTATTTTATTTCCTTCCATAACAGACCCTGTAACAGCTCAGTACGTTAAAGACCATTTAGTACAAATTGTATTAGTTAGAGAACTTAGAGATAAGAGAACTAATAAGAGTGTAATAGCACAAGGTTGTTTAAATAGATTAATTAAACAAGCTGGTAGGCAAATACTTAACCCTACTAATTTTGCAGTAGATTATAAATTAGGTACTACCCCTATACCTGTTGATTTAATCAATTCAGGTGCTAATATGATATTATCTACATTAAATCCTTTATATAGTATTTTATTAGGAAATATAAATTTTAATGGTAGGATTAGACCTTATAATATAGCTCCTACTTATGCTATAGATCCTTTTTGGGGAGGTACTATTTTTGGAAAAACGAATGAAGCACCTATAACATTTGATAACGGTGATCAAGATAATATTACAGCTGTTAATAATAACTTTGCTTTCTCTTGTCCAGAAGAGAATTTTGTATTAGATTTTAGAATACCTGGTAATTGTAATATAACAAATGTTCTAAGTACTTATGGAAATATACAAAGAGTTATTAATACTAGAATAGAACCTAATCAAATATTCTTAGATGGTTCTTATAGTAATAGTTTAAAGTATCCTTATTATAAAAAATATAGAGGTGCTTATTATCATCTTAATTGTGATTTCAATAGATATGGTAAAACTAATCAATCTATTAGTTACGATATTAGAAGTTTTAAAAGAACTAAATTTAACGATGTAGTTGTAAGTAATGAGAACTTAAATGAATTATATACTAACATTATAGAAAACTATAATGACCCTAATAATCCTAATACAACTTTTAAACTTAATAACTATGAGAATGAAGGTTATGTTCTTTTAAATTTAAAAGATCCTAACGGAGGAGAGAATAGTATATCTCTAACTAACTTCTTTAATACAACCCCTATAATTATTAATGTTGGTTGTAAATTTTATATATATTTCGCTCCGTATATACCTTTATGGCTCTTAAAGGCTTTAGATTCACAAGATGGTTTATTTACACCAGATGATTATGAAGCTCCTTTTGGTGCAGGTATAGGTGATTTTGCTAAAGCAACTAGTATATCCACAACATTAGTTTTATCTTTAATAAATGTAGTTATTGAATTTTTCGCTATTAGAGGAGCTGTTATAGATTTAAGAGAAGTACAGGAAGGAAATGGTAAGATAGCAGGATTTAATAGTATATTTATACCTAATCCTTTTACAACAAGAGAAATATACTCCATTACTCAAGATAACGATAGACAATATGGTGATGTAACAGAAGCCTCTTACTATGAGTGTGGTATATTATTTTCTTTACGTAATATTAATAATAATAATGACTCTGGAGATTTAAATAGATATAGGATTAATGAAAACGGTATTAGTGTAACACGTTCTATATTTAATGGAGATACATTTATTAATAAATACTTCTTTAAAACTTCTCGTAATCTTTCTTATCAAGTTCATAATATATTTCAGAATGAACTTAATAAATATTGTTTAGACAATATGAATGCTGGAGGAGGTTTATTAGCTCTTCCGTATGTTACTTTTCCAATACCTATACCTAATATTCTTTGTATTCCAGGTAGTGTATTTGGAGCTTCTATATCTAGTATAGAAGGTAGATTAGGTTTTCCTGGTTTTCCTATAGATACAGATGCTGAGATACCAAATGCTTCTGGTTTAAGAGCAGCTGAGATAGATAATGAATTTGTTTATGATCCTCTATACCCAGCTTCTTTTAGTTCTGACACAGATGGTTTCCAATCTGGTAAGTTTGGTACTCAAATGAGAGGTGGTAACTCTGTTTGGTTAGAGAGTCAAATTAATTGTGATTATAGACACCGTCCTTTAAGTTGGATTGAGAGTAAAGCTAAACTACAAGGAGAGAATAATTTTACTAATACACCTGATTATGATAATGCTAGATTAGGTGTACCTTATTTCCCTAAAGACTCTCTTCAATGGTGTTTTGAAGTTAGTCCAGAATATGGTCATTCTAATGGATACGACCAACGTTATAGTGCTGAGAATAATCTTCAAATATATACAGTACCTCGTATAATCCCATTCGATACTAATCAGTATAGATATAGAGTTATATTTAGTGAGAGTATATATGATGTAACTGATGGTAAAGGAGGTAATAGCTTTCAGAAGAGTGAACTTAGTGATAAGTATAGAATATTCTTTCCTGGTAACTATCAGGATATTAGTAAACATAAAGGACAGATAACTAATATATTTATTAATGCTGATCACTTCTATATACATACTGAGAAGAGTTTGTTTATGGCTTATGTTAATCCACTCGAACAAACTAAAGTACCTCTTGATGATGCTTTAATATTAGCTAAAGCAGGAGTATTTAAAATATTACCTAAAGAGATAATGGCTAATGATGGAGGTTATGCAGGTTGTGTTAATAAATGGGCTTCTGTATCAACCCCTAATGGTCATACGTTTGTAGATTTAAATAATAGAAAAGTTTATAACTTAACAGAAGGCTTAGAGGAAATTAGTCAATTAGGATTAAAGAATTGGTTTTATCAAAATCTTAGTGAATTTGAAAATACTTCTAAGGTTACTTATGATAATCTTTTAATTAATGAGATTAATAATCCTGCTAATCCGTTGGGTATAGGAATTAGTGCTTTCTATGATCCTTTATGTAATAGGTATGTGTTAAGTTTAAAGAAAAAACCTTACGTAGTTGATATTAATCAAGAAATTCCAGGTTTAGTTACAACAGTTAATCAAGAAGAGAATATAGCTGTTAGTTTTGGTTATAACGAGAAGTGTTGGATTAGTTTTCACTCCTACTGTTCTCCTATATCCTCAACTAATGATCAGTACGTATATAGTTTCCCTAACTATATAACTAACGCACCTGATGCTTTTTTTCCTAATCAGATGATGGTTCATAATAGATACGTAGGAGATGTTAATTTCCCTGTATATTCCTTATATGGTTTATTCTATGAACAGTTTCCTGTATTACCTACTCTACCTCCTAATACAAGTAATGAGTTCATTAAACCTTTCTCTATTAAGTACGTATGTAATAAAGATGTTTTAACTACTAAAACTTTTGATAATTTAGTAGTATTTGGACAAATGATTAATGAGAACAGAGGTTATTTAAAACCAATGGTTCACTTTAATGATTTCTTTAATACCATACAGTGTTATAATGATTACGCTAATAGTGGTAAAGTTAATATTCGTTTATACCCTTTAGTTCAATCAGGTGTTGATTTCATGAACTATGAAGTAGCCAATGAAATAACTACTAATGCTAAGCAATATAATAACGAGTGGAGAATGAGTCTTCCTTTTAATAATATTGTAGATGGTAGTTTATTAGGTTTTGATTATAACTTAGAGAAGTATATAGATATGGATATATACGATCCTGCTAATGTTCCTATAATAGATCCTTTAGGTGCAGGTTCTACAGACTTTACTCAATCATTAGAGAATAGACCTAGACTAAAAGGAAAGTATTTGATTATTGACTTAACTCATAATAATAGAAATGACTTTTATAATAATAATAGTCAAGACGTAGATAATCAAAACTTAGTAAAAGAAATATATAACCTTCACTTTGTACTATTTTCCATACAAACTAAATTTAGAATAAACCACAGATAATGAAAAAGAAACAAATTAAGAAATATGAGAGAGGTACAACTAAGGTAGCAGATAAAAGATCATACCCTGTTAAACTTAGAGAGGATAAAGGAGAAGAAGCAGAACAAAAACTATATACAGGACCTCTAAATCATATAGAGAAATTAATTAAACAAGCTGTTCCAGGTTTAACAAATAATACTTGGGTTGGTGAGAATAGTTTAACTCCTGAGCAATTAGATAATATGTTAATAGCAAGAAAAAATGCTTTAAACAAAGGGAGTAGAACAGGAGCTTTTTCTTATAATGAATATCCAGGAGGTAATAGAATACATCCTCCTAAACCAAACTCTATAGTTGAAACTATTAATCGTAATTTAAATGATCCTTCTTATCAAAATCAATCAAGAGGTGGTAGTTTTGGTTCAGATATTGGTAAAACAGGTATTGAGTATATAACAGATACGTATGATAAAAATAAAAAAGAAATAGGATTAAAAGTTAGAGATGCTTATACTCTTGTTAGAAAAGCAGCTGATTACTTTCTACCACACAAAGACGACCTTGATGAAAAAAAGAGTCATGAAGCGATAGATGTAGATAAAGCATTAGATAAAGTAAAAGCTGAGAATTTAAAAAGAAAAAAAGATATAGAACTAAGTAAAGATCCTAAATATGGTGATTTAATATATAAATTAAAAGAACCTTTAAAATCAGAGGATATGTATAATAAGAAAAAACAAATTAAGAAGTTTGAAACAGGTACATTTGGTGTAGCTAATAATAATAACCAAGCTGCAACAGAACGTAAGCTACATCAACAGAACGGTACTTGGAGTAATCTTAGTTCTATACCTTTAGTTGGTAAACCCTTAGCTAACGGTATGAACTTTATGCAAGGTTGGGGAAAAGCTCAGTACGATAGAAATGAGAGTATAGCTAATATGAAGATGGATAGACTGAGTAATCAAGCTGGAGCTATGCAAGAAGGTTTTAGAACTCAAGGTATGCGTAATACAATTAGTAATACTCAGTTTGGTAATCAAGACGAAAACGATTTATATAGCACTGTTAATAATAAAGCTAAAAAAGGAAAAAACCAGATGAAGGATAAAGCACTCATAGAGGTCGAGAAAGACGAATTTATATTTAGACCTAAAGGTAAGGGTTATAAGCTCGTCGGGGATATGAAGGGCGGTAAAACACACGAACAGGGGGGAGAACCCGTTGTAGCGAAGGAAGGCGACGTAATATTCCCAGCTAAGGACAGAAAGCTGATAGCTCCTCTAATAGGTCCAGGAGGCTCTGTAAGGGACTTAAAACGTTTTGAAGCACTAAGAAGTCGTTTACCGGAAGACAAGCCGTCAGACGTCAGGAAAGGGCAAATGGAGGCAAAGGCTTCTCCCAACGGAGCAATATTAGGTACGGGTATGAATTTGACAGAGGGGTTTAGAGAAGGTACTTATGAGAAGTACGGAGACGGAACTGTTAAATTAAAAAATAATAAAGTTTTACAAAAACTAGCTTCTTCCAATAAAGATAAATTAAAAATTAAGGCTATTATTAATACCCCTCCCTCTCCTTCAACTTCAGGTAGAGGACCTAGAACAGGTACTACAACAGGTAATCCAGGACCTACTATTATCAGACCTTCTTCTGGCGCTCCTGTTCCTCCCCCACCTATTAAAGCTACGGGACGTTTTACAAATAGCTCACCTGGTAGTAAATCTTTTAAAGCACCAACACAAGGTAGCATTTTTTATGATACGGAGATGGGGGGTGTTAGATTTAAAATAGATCCTTTGACTAATGAGAGGGTATATCTGGGTGAATTTTATGATGAAAATACTAAAAAGAATCTTAAAGGTGGTGCTAAAAAAGCAGGAGAAAGAGAACCTTTACGTTCAAACAGTAAAGCCTTAGTACAACGTAGAGAAATTGAATCTAAAAATGCAAAGACTTTTCCTCTTAGTAAACATAATGTTGTTGCTCCTGAAGTAAGTAAAACTCAAAAGCTGTTAGATAAGTTTGTACCTAAAACTAAATTAGGTAAAATAGGTATGCTAACAGCACTTGGTGGTTTAGCTAGTGAAACTTATAATATTTTAAATTCAGATGATACACCTATTGAGAAAACTAAAAAAGTAGCAACAAAAGTAGGGGAAGCAGTTACATCTGCTGCGATGCCTGGTGATAGTGGAGTAGTAGATGTTAAAATTGATAGTTTAAGAAGAAGATTAGCTACTGTTCAAAAAGATAGTATTCTTCATAAAGACGATCCTAAATCATTAGCTCAATTAGGGAGAGAAGCGGATACTTTAATAAAACAAATTAAAGCATTAGGTGGGGATACTTCTTCTACTATACAACATAGTGGTAGAACTCAATATGTTATAGATTCTTTACAAACAACTCCTTCAGATACTACTAAAACACCTACTCCTAAAATAGAACCTGAAGCTAAAACACCTGCTACTCAATCTGCTCCTTCTCGTAATACTCCCGCTCCTTCTTCTTACGTTCCAACACCTCGTTATTCTAAACTTCATACAACAGGTGTGAAGAGAGGTAAGTTTCAATTAGAACCTACCGATGCTGAGAATAAAAAGTATAATCCTGATGATAGGAGATATGATGATGAATATAGTCCAGAAGGAGTACGTACTAAAAAAGGGAAAGGAGCTAACGCTGGTAATTATGATGATTTTAAAGTATCTAAAATAAAAGAGATTAGAGAAGCTGGTCATGATATAAGTGAATACGAGGGGGCTAATGATATAGAAACATTCTATAACTTATATAATGATAGAAAGGTTAATAAACCTAAATCTAAGGAAGATAAATTATTACAAGAGGCTTTAAGAGAAGAAGAGGGTAATAAACCTTCTATTACTAAACCTAAACCTATGGAGGTAGACCCTGATAGTAAACCTCCTAAGATATATCAAGATGAGGAATTACCTGAATGGATATCAAAGAAAAGGATTCCAGAAGGAAAACAATATGATTCACGTAAAGATAAACCAGGTGTAACACAGAAACTACCTGATAGAGTTGAAATAGAGCGTAGTGAAACTCCAAAAGAATACTTTGAAAGAAGAACTAGAGAAGATAGAAATAATGCAAAGAAACTTAAACATGGTAGTAAATCTTTAAAAGAATATAGTAAAGGTTCTTATAGCGTTAAACATGGTGTAGAACACGAACAAAGAGAACTTAGAAACTTTGATGATATACAAAAAGAACTTAATAGTTTGAAACGTATGCACAAAGGGATACCTAAAGCTGAATATGGTACTAGAGGAGTTCCAGGTAATATGGGAGGTAATTTACATAATATGGGTTATCAAAGTCCTAATGATCCTGCTCAGCAAACTATGAGTACTGATTCATCTATGATGCCTACACCTATTAAACGACAAGTTCCTCCTATGCAAGGTATTAAACCTATGCCTGTACCAGCTTATACTCCTCCTCCTATTACTCCTACTATGCCAACTTTAGATGAACCTAAAGGACCTGGTACACCTAATCCAGCTAAGGCAGCTGTACAGAAAGCTGCTAAAGGAGGTTGGGGTATTAAAGGTTTTGATACAGCTGGGTTTAATCAAGCAGTAGGTTTAAGCAGACAGAAAGGAGATAGATATACTGATAAATATACTGATATAGCAGGAGGTGGTAGAGTTAATCAATATGATAAGGGGAGTAAGAAATTAGTATTACCTAAATACGAAAATGGGAAAAAAGGTAAACAAGTACAACAAGGTAATGTAGGAGGGGGTGGAGTAGCGCCTGTTGTAAGAGTAGAACAGGGTAGAATTTCAACTAGATCTATTTTAGGTAAAGACCATAAATTAGGATCTGCACCTACAACGTTTAGTTCTACTAGACCTACAGATGAACAAATATTAAGAGATCAAAGAGCCGCTGCTGTAGCGAGAGGTATAGGTGATAAATTTGATGCTTGGCTTAAACAAACAACCCCTACTCAAGCGGCTAATGATATTTGGACAAAACCTGGTCATAATTTTGGACAAGGATTTACGCCAGATATTAAAACAGAAGTTGTTAAAGAGCCAGATACTACAACTGTTGTACCTAGTGGTGGTGGGGCTTTAGGTCAATCTCAATCTTCTGTTGATCAAGGAGTTAATAATAATTCAAAAGCTCTCAGTCAAGACTTAGGGCATACTGTTCAGAATCAAACTTATGCTGATTTTGAAGGTGCTGATTTTAGTCAAGAGGCTATGACAAAAGAGGAAGCCGAAGCTAGAAAAAAGGCAGCTATTAAAGGCGGTAGATTTCAACTTAGAAATGATAAAAGAGATAAAAGGGCTTTTAATGAAGCCTATAAGGATTCTTATAAAGGGTATAGAAGTGAAGGTTTATCTCATAGTCAAGCTGAAGAAAAAGCCTTAGCTCATGCTCAATCTCGTTTCGGTGGTGGGGATAAAAAAGATTTTACAGCTCTTGCGAAAAATGCTTTTGAAGGAACAGAACGTAAAGCTCTAACTCTTAACGTAGGTAACACAAATATAGGTAGCGCTACAGTTGATAATTCACAAGGTCCGATAGGGAATAACGATAGTAGTAGTAGTGTAGAAGGTGATACTAAAAATACTAAAGACTCTGGTAATAGTCCATCAACTAAAATTAGTAGTAAAGATGATAATAGTTTAAAAGTTGATGTTAATGCACCAACTGATGTAAATGCTCCTGTTGTATTACCAGATGGAAGTAGTAAAGCTACTACTCCAACAAGTACAACTACCCCTACTACTAGTACAACTACTACGGATACAAACGGAGTCAATTCTAATGCTATTGGTGATATTACAGCTCCTAGTAACTCAGTTTCTGATAAGATTGAAAAAGACACAGAAGGTAATAAGTTAGAAAAGAAGAAAAGAGGTACTAAGAAATTAGTATTAAATAAATATAGGAGTGGTACAGAAGACGTTAAAGCTAACGGTAGTGCTACAGGGAGTGGTACTAATTCTAATTCAACAGGTACTGTAAACGCACCAAGTACATCTACTTCAGGTCCTATACATAAAACTACAACAGGTGGTTCTTTTGTTGTACATAAAACACCTAAACCTAAACCTGAAGATGAGGTGAAACCAGGTAAACCAGAAGAAACTAAACCAAGTAAACCTATTGATGTAGGGGACTTTAAAATGCCTAAATGGAAGACTCCTCATGAGAAGAATGATCCTATGGTTAGTCCAGATGATGTAACGGCGGTTAAAACTAATCTTTATAGAAATAACTATCAGGATAGTTCTGCTCCTCAACGACAAGAGATTAGTAGTTTAATGAGTGGTGGAGGATTTGATAGTTCTAATCAAATAGCTAATAAGATTAATAAAGAGAAAGCTCTCTCTAAAGTTAATGCTGATGAACAGAATAGATTAGCTGCAGTTAATGAATCTAATACAGCTATACTCAATACTGAAAAGCAGTTAAATATGGGTAATCAGATAGCTGCTATGAACGCAAGAGATGAAAATAAAGGAGTAGCAGATGCTGCTAATTATAATGCTGTATTAAGAAATAATCAAAGAGCTAATGATAAACCTATGAAGGATTTGAGTTATAATATGGCTCAAGGACAATACGCTATGATGGAGCCGATGATGAAACTTCAAATGCAACAAGCTCAAATGGCTAATGAATATATGAGAAATGGAATGAAAGGACCTGGTTCATATACTCCTTTTACACCTACTCCAAAACCAGCTTCAACTCCGACTAGAGAACCTGCACCTGCTGTTACAGCTGTTGCTCCAGCTCCTACACCGTCTTTAGCTTATACAGGTGGTATTACTCCAAATATACCTACTGAATTACCAGACCCTAATGCTCCTATAAAAAGAAAAGGAAGTAAGAAACTTAAACTAAACAAGAAACGTTAGTTGCTAAAAATTTATGAATAGACATAGTAAAGGATTAATACATTATCCAACAGAAGATAAAGGAGGAGGCTCGCATTCGAGCCTTCCTCACTTTACTAATATACTTGGTCAAACTATTAGTAATATGACTGCTCTAAAGAATTTTAATGAGAAGTCAGTTGCTGATATGGTTAGTAATCAAGAAGCAGTTACTAAATTACAAGCTGGTCTGTTTGATAAGATAGAAGGTATGAACTTGTATTTAGGAGCTTATGAAGAAGATAAGAAATACGTAAATAGTGTTACCTCTGCTTATGTTGAGAAACTTAAAGAGATAGCTGCAAATCCACAAGATCCTTTTGCTAAGATGAAAGTTGCTCAATTAGGTTTTGAGATGACTCAGGATTTAACAGCAGGTAATTTAGGTAAAATAGCTGAGAATGCTAAAGTACACATGGCTAGGTTACAAGATTTAGAACAGAATAAAGGAGTATTATCTGTAGATCCTAATGCTAAAAATGATTATGATGATGATAATAAAGATTTCAAAGGAACTATAAAAACAGATAAGAATGGTAATATTACACATCATAGTTTAAAGTATGTTCCTATATCAGCTCCTTTAGATCATCAAAAAGGACTTAAAGAACATATGGATAATAGAAAAGATAGTAGTTTACCTGTAGCTGAACCATTCAGAGTTGTTACTTTAGAAGGAGATCCTAATCGTACACACGTACTGAATACAACTATGATAGGTGTAGATGAGGCAACAGCTTATAATGATGCTAAGGGATATTTTGATAAGGTTAGTTCTTCAGGTGAGGATAGAAGGAGATTAGTTAAAGAATTTGAAAAGAAAGCTAAAGAAGGACCTGACGGTAAGTATTTTGAAACTAAAGATAAAGAAGGTAATCCTATTAAACTTTCTTTAGATGAGTTTATAGATGCTAGAAATACAGAAAGAGCTTTACAAAACTATGGTCAGTTTGTACATAAGAAAGTAAGTCAGAGTTTAGGACAAACAGACGATCCAGAACAAAGGGCTTTAGCTACAGAACATAAGAAAAATGCTCTATATCTTCAAGGATTAAGCGCACAAAAGATGCAACAAGCTATGAATATTGCTACAAGAAATGCACAACTTAGAGAAGAAGCAGCTCAAAGAGCTATAGAAGCACATGAGCTTAGAAAGCAAGCTAAAAGTGCAAATATTCCTCTAGCTGTAGCAAATGGTGATCAAATAGGAGAAGGTTATTTACCACAAGGTGATTATGAAGAGGATAAAAGAGCTATTAAATTTATTACTCCTAATGCAGTAAAAAGGTTATCAGCTACAAACAATAAAGAGTATAATAAATTAGCTGATCAATACGATGCCATATTTGATGATAGAAACAAGTTATATGAAATAGCAGGTCATGTTATTAATGATTCTACTTTAATGAATTTTCCAAAATTAAATAGAGAGAAGTTTGTTAAGCAATTACTTTTACTACAAAGTGATAGTAGATTTAGAAATAGTGATGCTGAAGGAAAAGCTACTATTATGAGACAAATTTTAGGTACAGGTGTAACTCTACCAGCTATTAAAAATATAAAACCAACTTATCGTATGGGTCCTGATGGTAGATCATCAACACCAGCTAAAACCTATGATCCTTTAGTTCCTATTATTGCAGAATTAGAGAGGAATGCTAAATTTACTTATAATGGTAAGAGTGTAAATGCACCTGAATTATTTAGAGCTGAAATAGCAAGAGGTATAGATACTAAAAATACATACCCTATTTATCTACCTTTAGATGATAAAGCATTTAATACATCAGTTGTAGAACCTTTAGCTAGACAAGCCTATGTTAAATTAAGTAATAGTTTAAATTTATCAAAAGATCAATTTTATGAAGCTGTTAAAGATGGACAGATAGTATTTGAAGATGATAATAAGATAAGTTTTAAAATTAAGGAAAAGATAGATAAAAAACCAGAAGAAGGTGGTGATGAGTATAAAGATAAAGTATATACTATTACAGATCCTGAATCATGGAGAAAATATGGTGCTGCATTTGCTAAAACTGCTTATAGGCAGTCAGCTAAAGAATCTAAAACAGGAGGAGATGCTAAATACTTAGATCCTTTAGTTCAACATATAATAAGTGATAAAGATAAATTAAGAGATTACGATCAATTTATTAAAGGTACTAAAGATATTACTAGATTTGTTTTAGGTAATTTGGTATTTTATAATGTCACTGATAGTAAAGGATTAGATTTTCATTTACAAGGTTTAAGTGAAAATGATAAGAAAGAAATTATGGAGAAACTAAAACAAAGTAAAGTTTTTGATAGTAATGGAAAAATTATTAAACATTTCTTATTTATAGATGATAATGAAAAAGGTATAGATGTTGTACCTTATGATACAGACAGAGAAAAAGTTAATGCTGTTAATGAATCAATAGTTTTATATAACGGAAAATAATATGATAAATCCAGAAGAACAAAAACCAGGTTATACAAAAGAAACTCCTGTAACAACTATACCTGACAGATTTGGTAAAAGTCCTATACTTAGATATGTATCTAATAAACATGCAGCTGGACTTGGTGCTACAAATGTTGTAAGAGGTACTACCCAACCTGACTATTTCGGTAGTGGTTTATTAACAAATAGTTCTGATTTACCAGATTGGCAAAGAGAGAATTTAAGTAAGATAGAACAAGAGAAGAAATTAGAAGCTAAGCAGGAATGGTGGGAGAAGAACCTATTCTTAGTAGGTAATGCTATTGGTAAAATACCTGGTTATTTAGTTCAAATGCCAGGTCATGTACAAGAAATAGGTAGCTTTATAGGTCATAAAACAGGTCTATTAGAAGGAGAACAAACTTCTCTAACAGGTGATCAAAATCCTTTTATAGAAACCGGTAAAGCTATGAATGAGTGGGTTGGTAAGTTCATGCCTTTTTATAAGAAGAATCCTGAGATGCAAAACGGTGTGGATTGGAAGGATTACTCTATATGGGCTGAGGGTTTATCAGACGTTGCAGCTCAAGCCCCTGCTACTTTAGCTTTAGGAGGTTTAGCTGGTGCTGCAGGTAGAGGATTAGCTGGTGCAGGTTTAAGAGGTATGAGTTATTTAGCTAAAGGAGTTAGTAATACCGATAAGATAGCTAATTTAGCTAAGGCTTCTGGTATGTTATATGAAGGTTCTGGTGTAGCAGCTTCTACTTCAGCTATGGCAGCTTATACAGGTCAGCAAGGTAGAGACTCTGTAGTTAGTGAACTTAGAGAGAAGTATGAAACTGATAGAGAGTTCTTTAAAAAACTATATGGTACAGATGATCCTAAGTTTATTGAACACGAGATTAATAAAGCAGGTGATGTAGCCTTCATAGCTAATTCAACATTAGGTATATTAACTAGTTTTCCATTAGCTCGTTTATTACCAGGTATTGGTGATAAATTAATTAATAAAACCAGAGAAGGTATAACTAATTCATTTGTACCTACTACAGCTTTTAGTCAATTAGGCGCACCTATGATAGCTGAGGGAATTGAAGAATGGGGTGAACACATAGGGGAGAAAGCAGGTACAGAGTTATTAAATCAAAGAGGGGAGGCTTATAAGAAAGCTCTATTTGATCAAAAAGATCCTAGAAAACTTACAAGTGAGGAATTAGATAAAGAAAGTTCTTTTGTAAAAGCTATGAAAGATAGTTTTGTTAAGAATGCTTTTACTGAAGAAGCTGCGTTCTCAGCTATATTAGGTATGTTTGGTGGAGGAGCTGAAGTAGCTGCTCTATTAGCTAAAGGAGGAGGAGAAGATGATTTTAGAACAATAACAAGTGATAAGAAAGCTATTAATAAATTCTTTAATGTAATAAGACCTAAACTAGATGATGGTGATAATAGTATAGGTGGTATATTAGGTAGGCAGATAGAATCTCAAGCTAGAATGCTTTATCAAATGGATAATGATACTAAAGCAGGTAGAGATTCTTTTGAGAATTTAGTAATGCCTATTAGTACAGGTTTAGATATATCATTAGAGCATAGAGGGTTTGATGTATATAAACAACAGTTAAATAATATAAGAGAAGCTATAGATCATAGTATAAAAGGTACTTTAGACGCTAATAGTACAGACCCTAATATGAAGGAGTATGTTCGTATATTAGAGACTATGTCTAATGATCCTGCGTTTATAGCTATGGTTAATGGTAAAGATGATTCTGAAGCAAAGGATAGAGTTAAGAAAGCATTAATAGAACAGAAGTCTCATTTAGATGTATTAGCTAATTCAGCTGATGGTATTAGAGATAGATGGAGTGAGAGAAGACAACAAGGTTGGACTAAGGAAGATAATAAGGCTTATTTAGATAATGAGATTAGAGGTCTTCTATTTGATAACATAACTAATAATGATGAGGTTAAGTCTTTTATAGCAGAGAGTAAGGTTGCTGAAGATATACGTAAAGGGATAGATGATAGAAAAGTAGAATTAGAGAATAAGAATAAAGCAAGAGGGGAAGTATATGAAAGACAACATAAATTTAGTACAGAAGTAGGTAAAAAGATAGCAAGCACTAAAGATTTAGATCCGTTAGTAGAAAGTGCTGTTTCTAAGGTTGTAGATTATAATAAGGAACAATCAAGTGTAACTAATACAGGTATAGATTATGATAGAAATAGAGATTTTAAACTATCTCATTTATTAGATGCTGTTAGAGATGAATTTGGTACATTCAAATCATTATTAACAGATGAAGAAAAAGAAGCTGTTTTATCTACTTACAAAGACGATATAGAACAGTATGATAAATTAGAAGAAGAATATAAATCTCATAGAATACCTTTAGATGAAAGAGATAATATAGCTAATAAAGACAAAGAAGAAGGAGAGTTGTTATTAGCTAAAACAGAATCTTTAGAGAAACAGAAAGAAGATGAGAAGGTTAAATTATATGATAGCTTAAAACATAAGAGACAAGAGATATTAGATGAACAAAAGAGATTAGAAAATAAGTTTAAACAACAGAAACTTGATGAGAAGTTAGGTATAAATAGAAGTTCTGAAGCTAAGAAAAAAGATAAAGAAGCTAAGAAGGAAGCAAGTAAGAAAACAAGTGGAGGAACAACTCAAGGGACAACTACTCAACCTAAAGTAGCTGTTAAAGTTCCAGGTGTTGGTGAACCTGCTTCCACAGCTACTACATTAGCTGACTTGAGATCTGAGAACCCTAATAAATTAACACCTGAAGAACAAGCTATATTTGATTCTTTTAGTTTTGAAGATATTGCAGGTGAGGACACAGGTGAAGCAATAGGTTTTGACTTAGATGAATTAGATGCTTTATTAAGTAGTCCTAATCAACCTACTAAAGTATTAGGTTCTTTTGTTACAAAGGTAGGTAAGTATTTTATAGTAACCCCTGCAGATTATTCTGATTACGGTAAAAACCCTGAGAATCTATATCCCTTACAAATTGTAATGAGATATATAGACCCTCATACTCAAGCGCATGTAGAACCTCAAGTTGATAAAGACGGTAATATGTCGGGAGCTTTAGCTCTTATGGGTTTTGGTATGTTTACAGATCATCAGGTTATACTTAAAAAAGATGAGAAGAATAATAGAATGCTTTTTTATATTAAAGCAGGTCAGTTTAGATATGATAATACTACAGGTAAGATTGAAGAGTTTGGTGAAAGAGATAGATTATATTTCGTAGGTGATTTTAGTAGAGCTGATGAAAATATAGTAGAAACTATAACACTACCAAATACACCTACAGGTAAAGTTAAACCAGAGGTTTTAAAACGTATAGTCGAAAAGCATAATAAGAGATTCGATGTTTTAATGAATGGTTATGATAAGAAAATAAGTGATAGAATAACATCTGGTATAGATCCTGACTCAGCTAAAGAACAAGGTGTAATAGTTACAGCTTTTGATAAAATGTTTACTATTACTAACGGATATATTAAACAAGATACTAAACCTGGAGGAGGAGTAATAGAAGGAACTATAGAACAAAGAATTAATGCAGAGGATTTATCAACAGGTAGAGTAGTAATATCTGATTATAATCCTAAAGAAGTTAAAGTTAAATTATTTGGTAAGTTTTTCGATGCTATTTCTTTTTTTAGAGATAAAGTTGAAAGAGAAATAGATAAGTATAGTAATTGGAGATTATTAATACACGGTAATGAGAAGGGTGAAGGTAAAGGAGGTAGTTTTCTTTGTTTTAAAGTAAAAACAGATAAGTATAAAGTATGGAAGTTAATTCCTAAATCAGTTAAAAACTTAACAGTTGAACAAAGAGAGAGGTTAGCTGAGTTAAATGCTTACGAGTCTATAATTCGAGCTATTACAGTTAATCTCCCGAAAGATGAAAAAGCAGCAATTATAGGTAAAATAACAGCTAATATAGAAAATAAAGCTATTTCAACTATTATAAGACATGGTATAGATAAAGGAAACTCTGGTAACTTTACTCAGGTTGATAGAAAGGTTAATCACTTAGGTATAAGTGTAGATATAGATAATGGTATTTTAGAAATAGAAGGAGGTGAATTAGATTTAAATAATATAACTAAAGATTCATTAGATGCTTTTATAGCTGCTTGTAAAGAGAAAGCTAATAGAGATGATTCCCCTTATATTGTTAAAGAAATTCAAGGGGTTAATTTAGATATTAAGTCCAACGTAGATGCTTTCGTTTTTCAAAATATCATTAACAACGTCAAAAACGTTGAGGAACGACGTAACGCTTTAGACTACTTGCTTAATTTGGGGTTTGCTACCACTTCAGCGATGTCTTTACCCGTAGGAGATAGAAACGACCCTTCAGCGTTGAGAATGCCTATCACGGGTAAGCAAATAGCGTATAATACGGTCGGTTCGCTTTTGGATACTGTGATGCGTGAGCTAAACGACGAAGCAAACGGTTTAACACCTGAAGAAGAAGAGGCAAGGTTAAAACGAGAGCAAGTAGAAAGGGAGTTAGCTGAAGCAAAGGCTAAATTAGAAGCTGAACAAGAAGAAGAGAGAAAAAGGAAAGAAGAAGAAGATAAAAGAAAAGAGGAGGAAGAAAAGAAAGCAAAGAAACCAATAGATATTAAAATAATTCCTTACTATGCTTCTAATGCAAATGCTGTAGATGTAACTAGTAATGCAAAAGGGAATTCACTTGAGTTCAGAGAATTAAGTCCTTTTGTAGCTACTGTTTCTGTACTTGGTTTTAAAGTTAAATTAGAACACATTTGGCAAGGTATTAAAGTTATTAAGGGTAAGGTTGATGAAGCTATGTACACAGGTCAGAAACCTAATGATAAAATAAAGAGAGGACAACCTACTGATATAAATGGTAAACCTTTGGAGAGAGGTATGAAGAATATACTTAAAGAGGATGAGAGTGAACCAGATTACCTTACTTTAGAAGAAGCTCAAAGAACTATATACATTCCTTTATATAATAAGATTATAAATGCTAATTATGATTTAATAAAGAAGTTAGCAGATAAGTATGAGAAAGAGGGAAGTTTAATATTAAAAGACTATGATACTAATGAAACTGTAGGTTTACCTAAACTATCCCATGCTTCTTTAATAAAGAAAGCTGTTATTTCAGAATTAGAAATAAGGGCTAAGAAAAGAAGAGCTTTAGGTAAGGATAGTTCTACAGAAAAAACAGAAGGTTCTATCTTATCAGGTGTTCAATTAGCACCTACTTCTAATAACTCTGATATATTCTACTCATACGGAGAGAATAGAAAGAAACAATTAAACCCTTCTGAACAAGCTCTTATATTAAAGCATATTACAAATATGTATCTCTCTATATTTACAGGAGAAGGTACTAAATCAGGTCATATAGCTTCCATAAAAGCATTAGCTAACTATTTAAGTAAGGGAGGTTTTAATACCTTATTAGGTTCTAATATAGGAGAACATAAACAATTAATAGATTCTATAACTAGTGATTTAACTGATTTATCAAATGCTTTATCTACTGTTACAAATGAGGATATAGCTGAAGATGTTCTTAAATTACCTGGTTTCTTTTTTATTAAAAAGATAGAACAGTCTTTGTTAAATATGGGAGTTGATATAGTTCCTATAACATTAGACGGTGAAGTATTCTTATCTAATTTACAGAAGTATGAAAAAGAATCTGTGTTAGAGCAAGAAGAAGAAGTAGCTAATATGGAAGAAGAAGAGGAACATAGAAGTGAAGAGAGTTTTAATGATGATGAGAAGTTGTCATTGAATCTAATTAAGTCTATGAGTCAGAAGGTTAAGGCTTTTATAAGTTTTATAGCAAAGAGAAATAGTGAAGAAGATAGTCCTATAAAAGGATTATATGAGTTCTATGATCCTACTCACGTAATTAATGTATTAACTGAGTATATAAGCGATTCTTCTTCCTATGAGGAGTTTTTAAATAATATAGCTGAGATAGGTGTTTTAATTGATAGAGTAAAAGATCCTAGTTTAACAGATATATATGATAGGTTAAAGAAGTTAAATGAGAGTAATAAGGATACTTTACTCCAGCTCTATAATGTATTCTCTAAACAAAAGAAAAGTTTTAAAATTATAGAAGTTGAACAAGGAAGACAGGGTACTTCATATAAAGTATATGATGGTGGTTCAGCTGGACCTAAGAATGTTATAGAAGTATCTAAAAGAAAACTAATTAGTAGATACGAAGTTGAAAAAGGTAATATATTAATACCTTTAAGTGAAGCTAAAGAGTTAATGAATAGTGTTAAATCTATAGATATAACTACTACTCCTAAAGAGTTAGATGAAAACTATAATAATTTCTTAGCTAAGATAGCTGAAGACAATAGTTTAACTGATGAACAAGTTGAAACTATTAAACAAGATGCTTTAATTAAAAAAGGAGTATTATGTGGTAGTTTAAAATTAGTAAATCATAGACTAAACAGTATAGGTGTTAAGGAGATAACTGATAAACAATTAAATGGGTTTGTTTTAAAAAGTACAACTATACAAGGTAATCCTTTTATTACTACAATAGGTAGTCTTAAAGAAGATCTATTAAAAGTACAAAGGTTTTATTTCCCTGAGTATGATTCAACAGACTTAGATAGCTTTTTAACTTTAGAAGCATTAGGTAGAGGTTCTGGTAATAATTATAGTAATATAGGAGACATATCTAAGAATATGTTTTATCATCCTTTACAAGAAGCTATTAGTAGTTACGCTACCGCTAATGGCAAAGCTAAAATACAAACTTCTCTATTAGATAAATTAAAAGAACAATCTAGAATACTAAAGCATACATTAGCTCCTTTATTTTCTAGATTACAAGTTAGAACTAATAATACATTTAGAGAAGGAGGAAGACAATTTAGTGAGTTAATGAAACATGATCAGATTAGTTTATTTCTTAATGAGCTGAGAAGTGCTAAGACTCTTAAAGATCCTATAATTACTAAATTATTAAAGGAAGTAACTGAAACTCCTAATAAATATAATGAGTGGTTAGTTAATTTAATAGCTGGTAAATTATATACTTTAGGTACTGAAGAAAGTATAGCTAAAGCAGACGCTATATGTAATACAGCAGGTATAGATTCTACTAATAGAGATAAAATAATATCTAACTACTCAAGATTTGAAATTAGTATATTCCATCAAATTAAGAATAGTAAAACTAATAACAGACAGAGAGTTAGAGAGATGAGTCCTAAAACTATTGAAGTTAGTAATCTTTCTTTTTTCTTTGAAACTTTAAATGCTTTTCTTAGTAGTAGGGATGCAGATAAAACTAAGAGTAAATCATTCTTCTATAGGTGTGCTTCTCCTACTGCTTCTGATAGAGAGTTATCTACTTTAGCTAACGTTCCTATAATGGATGAAGATAAAATAAAAAGTAGATTTGAGAATCTAAAGTTAATGGAAGCAGAGAGAAAGAAGAATAATAGGGATTTTATAAAAGAGAAAATTGATAATATTCAAAAGTTTAAAGATGCCATAAAAGGCATGAATGGATATGAAGATATAGCAGATAAACCTTTCTCTGAACATTATAAATTATTTAGAAAGAATTTAATTAAAGAGAATAGAGCTGAGTATTATGAGTTAGTTAAACTTGAGAATAAGTTCTTATCTGGTTTTGTACCAAATATTAATTGTAAGGGTAAAGACTTCGTTTCTATATTAGGTTGGTTAGAAACCTATACACCTGAGAGTAAAGATATAATAGGTCTTCAAGATGCTATTATAGAAGGTTTAGATACAATGACTTATGAGCAATTTAAAAAGAACCTTCTTGAACCTAAATTAAAACAATTAAAGAAGTTAGGTATAATAGATGATAGTGGTAAAGCTAAACCTAATTCAATACTACCAGATCCTTTAAAGAATATAAACAAAGAAAGTATATTTCTATACGAAGCTAATTACTTCTTTAATGGTGTAGATTACAAATCTATGTTTATGTCGTTAGAGAGTTTTAAAGGGAAAGACTTATATTCTGTTAATGTAGAGATTACTAAACGTATGGCAGGTACTACAGGTCAAGGTGATCAATTTGCTTATACAGATAGAAATTATAGTCAGTTAATTATAGCAGATCATAAATATGATTTACTAACAGGTAGTAATAATGAACAAACTCTTATATGTAATATATTTAGAGATTTTGCTAATAACATAGGAGGTAAATCAGGAATTAAATTTCAATTTAATAACGCTAATATTAAGTTGATATTAGATAAGTTAAAGAGCATTGATGATATTGATGAAAAGGCAGTATCCAAATCACAGTCTCTATCTTATATTAATGATAAAGGAACAACTGTAAGTATAACAGGTCCTTTACTCGATGTTATAAAACAATCCTGGTCGTTAAGTAAAGATTATACAAGTATTAATAACACAGACGCTCAAGAGTATCAGAGTTTAGAAGAGAGCTTAATGTTGTCTATCAATATGGGCTATATTACAACAGAACAAGCTAAATTACCACCTGCTGATGTATTACAGAATGGTGTATTTAGAAAAGACCCTTCTGCTGATAATTACGGAGAATTTGATGAATCTAAATTTGATGATTATAAAGGAGGTCTTTGGCATCATATAACTTTTGGTTCAGAACTGTCTAAAGATAATGAAAAGTTAGGTAAGAATAATACTACTAATTATGTAATGAAAACTGTATATACAGATCATGAAGTAAAAGGTAAATCATTAGTTTTTAATTATATTAAGTCTTCTACTTTAACTTTATCACCTGTTTTAACTAAAGGGCTTCCGATAGATAAAGTTAGAAAGTTAATGAACCTTACAGGAATACCAAGAGCTGCTTATGAAAGTGCTAGGAAGAGTACTCATGGTTTAGCTATCCCGTTGTTTGATGAATCAGGTGATATCAAAGACTTGGAAAGAATGAACAATGAGATAGATGCTGTTGATGAAAAAGGAAGTAAAGTTGAGTCTCCTTATGTATTAACCTTAGATAGAAATAAATTAAGGTTTCAATCTCTACCTAAAGCTAAACAAGATACAAGTGCTAAGTTTGCAACTCAGGTTTGTAAGACTATGAAGTCGATGTCTATATTTGATACTGACGGTAGTTTAAAATCTATGATAGATTTGATGGATTTAAATCTTTCTGAGTTAGTTAAAACTAATGCTAATAGATTTTATGAAGAATTTGGTATAGATAAGGAAGGTAATATTAAAGACTTATCTAAGTTTGTTAAAAGATTTAAAGAAGAAATTGTAAGTAGGAATTTAGGTGATCACTTTCTTCCTTATTTAGAAACAGTAGGTGAAGGTGTAGATATGAAGTTTAAATACGATATTATATATTGTCCTGTATATAATAAATTAGAAAGTATTTTAACTTCTGCTTTTAATAATAGTATTATGAATTTTGATATGCCAGGTGGTACGTTTGTAATGGCTTCTGAAGAAGGTTTTAAACGTAATATAAATAGCTCTGGTATAGATCATTCTAAAGTTTTAGAAACTTCTCCTGATAGTAAATATTCAACAGAGAACCAATTAGGTGAAAATGAAGTTCTTATAAGTTGGTGTTTTGAAGGTCCTATACCTACACAAAAAGAACTTGATAAATTATTAAAGAGAAAAGACTTTCAAAAGCTATTAACTATATTAGGTTATAGAACTCCTTGTCAAGGTCCTAACTCTATAGGTGCTTTTAAAATAGTTGGTTTTCTTCCTCCTTCTACTAAAGCTACTGTTATTTGTCATAAGAATACTATAGTTCGTATGGGTTGTGACTTTGACGTAGATAAACTATACTTCTATAGACAAGGACATAATTCTAATTATAGTGTATTTAAAAGTAAATTAGAAACATTAGAAGAGCTAAGAGAAAGAAGGACTAAGTTAATAGCTAAAAGAAATAAGTTAAAAGAAGAGTATAAACATAGTAGAAAAAAAGGAGAAAAGGCTACAAAAGAAGAGTTTGAAAGTTCTCCTGTTATTAAATCATTAGATGAGAAATTAAATAAATTAAGAGGAAGAATAGCTATAACAAAACAACAAATAGAATTAGGTAATATAGATAATTCAGGTAGTTTAAAGAACAGGGTATTAGATAACATGATAGATATTGCTAATAGACCTGAGTTTGTAGCTAATCAGTATCTACCTAATGGTCCTGGTCCTATACACGATATAGCAGGTAGAATTATAAAGAAATTAGAAAAAGATGAAATTAAATCATCTCCTTATTCATCTGTATCACAAGCAGCTGCTAAGTTTGAAGGAACTACTGCTAAATCAGGTGTATCTGTATTTACCTCTTTAATGGGAGGTCTAATGAAATTAGCTTATGAGAATACTAATTTTGGTAACGTTGCTAAGAATAAAGAAGTATTAACTAATATACAATATTTTCAATCTGCTTCTGTGGATAATCAGAAGTATGGTTTATTAGGTAAGATAAATGTAGGTAATAATACTTATGCTGTAATAACAGCCCTTCTCTATAATGGACATCCTATAGAAGAAATATTAGCTTTTATTAATTTACCTATAGTTAGAGAACTAACAGACTCTATGGACCCTTATATATTAGATAGAACTAAATCTAAAACTAAGTTTATTAGAGAGTTTATTGAAAGTAAAGGAATTAAGAATATACCTAATAAAGATAGTTTAAAATCTAATTATAGAGCTGATGGTAAAAGAATAGTATTAAAAGAAGAGGAAATAGAAGGATTAGAAAATATTAATCCTAATACTAATCAAGAAATTCTTTTTAAGTTCTTAGCCTTAACAGAACAAGGAGATGAAATTGTAAAAGAAATAGGTAGTAAGAATATACATGGTAAAGGTACAGGTGTAGGTTTAGGTGATGCTATTACACTTCACTCAAGAAGTAGTGAAAAAGAAACATTAAAAACCATAGTAGGTTTTGATAGAGCTTTATATGATTATGGATTAGATGTACTCGTTAAACTAAGTAGGTCTTCTAGTAAAGGAAGGATAAGTTATAACTTTGATAGTATGTTATATAACTTAGCATCTAATTTAGGTATAGCTGATAATAAATTAAAGTTCTTTGAATTAAAAAAACAATTCAGAAAGTTTAATTTAACTATGACTTCTGTTTCTCCTACATTATATAGAGACAAGTTAATTAATAAAACAATAGTAAATGCTAATGGGGAAAATGTTAAAAATACTACTTTAGCTGAAAGAATAGAGAGACTTCAAAACATATTAGGTGTTTCTTATACTGTAAATAATCAGTTCTTAAAAAGACTCTCTTCTAATCAAAGAACTAAAGATCCTAATAAATTACATTTATTATTTGATAATACTATAGGAGATAGTGCTTTTGAAGTAGATAGTATAGTTAATGATTTTTTAATATTTGCAAATGATAACTTTGAAAATTTAATAAATAGAAATTTAATAGATATAAATGAATTAAGTAAACTATTAGGTTATAAAGTTACTGCAGATAATAAACAATATGCTTATGATGCTCTTATAAAAGAAAGAAATAGTGTAGTAACAGGTTTAATATACTATTCTTATTTAGTTGATCCTGAAGGACCTACTTCATTTCAAAGTTATATTCCTATATCTTTAGTTGAAAAGTATAAAATATTAGATAATATTAAAGATGTAGTAATAGATGAAAGAATGATGAAAGTATTTGCTAAACAAGCTATATTAAATGATAGAAGTTTAACAAAAGTTATAGATATAGATCAAGCATTAAATCATTGGTCTAAAGATACTATTGTAGAGACGAGTCTTATAGAAAAAGACGATAAGATAGTCCTCCCTCTATTTATAAGAGTTAGAGATAAAATGGATAAGTCTTTTCTATTAGAGTACGTAGGAAATTACTATAAGGTAATTCATACTTATGATGGAAACGATAGGTTTAGAAAAACAGATGATTATGATTGGGATACTAAATCAACTTCCCTACTTCCTTTGGAAGTTAAACAAGGAGGTGTTACAGGACAAGGAACTAATACACCTACTGAAGGGGGGAAAACAACAGTAGGAGAAACAACTGAACAAGAAATAAATAAGAAAGCAAAAGCTGAGTTTAAAAAGATAGAGATATCAAATAAAGACTTTTTTAACTTTGTTTATAATAATCTACCAGATGAATCTATAAAGAAATTTATTAGAGTTCTAACACCTAAGTTAATTGAAAATTATTTAAAAGGAATTACTATATTACAAGGTGAAGGAAACTTTGATACATTCTGGGGTAAGGTACAACCCTTTATAGACCCTAACACTTTCACAGATGGTGAGGTTGATATTATTAGAACTCACTATATAAGTCACGTTCAAAATAATACTCCTTTTATATTAAGAACAAATTCAGGTAAAGTTTTTATATTTACTCCTAAATTAGAAAATGTAAAGAGTGTTCAAATATTAGCTGGTCAATTAATGGAGGAGATACTACACTCTATAGACTTAGCTACTAAAAGAGCTGATATTAGTTGGTTAGAACAAGAAACTATAGGAGGTAAATTTAAACAAATACCTATAGATGACTACATAGATAAAGTAGGAAGTTTAGCAGCACAATTAAGAGTAGTGTTAGATAAACTTAGACCTTCTTTACTTAATCCAAATTTACAGAAAGACAAAGCTGCAGCTATAGCTCTTAGAGAGACTGAGCTTAATTTATTATACTCTTATATAGTAGCTTTACAAGAATGGAAAAAAGAAAGAAGTAAATACTCACCAGCTGAGATTGAACAAATAGAATATACACTATCCAGCTTTAGTGAATTTAAAGCTAGGTCTTTATCTAATCCTACTACTTTAAATTTCTTAAAAACCATAGATAGAGAAGCTATTAGAGAAAATAAGTTAAAATTAGCTAATACAGCTTTTAAATATTTAAAGAATTTAGTTAATACTAAATATAAATATATTATACAATCTTTAGATAAACTATTTAGAAGATCTAATCTTCCTTTTTCTAATGAGAAGTATTTAAAAGGTTTAACAGAGTCCTTAGCTTATAATTATTATATACCTTTAGTTAATGATAGATTAGCTAATGATGAAGATAAACTTGTAAGTGGGGAAACTAGTTTATTCGGTTCTATTCCATTTAATAATGAATTTAATTCAGGGGATATAGTTAAAATAGAACCTGACTTAGATACAATAAGAACTAATATAAATAAATATTATAGGTCTATAATTAAAAAAGAAGCTGAGGGGGGAAAAGAAACTCTTCAGAAACTTCAATTACAGGAAGCTATAAATAATATAATAGCTACTGATAACTTAGATATTCTAAGAAGCACTATAGAGCAAGAGTTTTCTAATATAGAATCTTATTTAGGTGTAGAGTTTAATTCTGACACTGAAAGGTATGTAGATAATCTATTAAAAAGCTATAATGGATTATTGAAGTGTTATGATGATTTAATAACAGATGAAGGTAAAGAGTTAATAGATCATATAGAAAGTAAACTACACAATTTAGAACGTAGGTTTGCTGAGAAAAAGAAAAAAGAAGTTATAGCTAAACTTCCTTCTTTTACTCAAGGTATAGCACATAGATACTTAAATGAAGAAGGTACAGATTTTCTATCTGAATCTTTTAAATCAATTAACTTTATGTGGGCTCAAATACTTGATATAAGTAGAATAGAGCATCCTTTGTTTCAGTCTTTAGCTGAGATTGGTGTTAAAATTAAAACTGAGTCCTTAAAACAAGTGAATAAGTTTCAAGATGAGTTTAAAGGTAAGTTAGAAGGATTAGCTAACTATGCTAAAAGAACAGGGAATAGTGTAGATAGCTTATTAGAATTAATGGTTAGAAGTGATGGTAATCACTTAGTTGATGAAATACCTGAACATATACGAAAAGAGTTAAATGATTTATTAGTTCAATTAAATGATGAAAATATATTTAATAAAGCTCTAATATTAGAAAAGATTAGAAAGTTTAAAGTTGATAATTTTGCTGTACAACTTACTAGTGAAGAGTATTCAAAATTAGAAGAGTTGTTAGGAAGGTTAAGACATATAGATTATAATACTTTTCAATCCTTCCAAGACTCTATAGGTTTAGTTGAATCTAATGGAAATATTAGAATTAGAGATGAATATAGTGAGGGTAGATATGGTAAGTTCTTATCTATATTAGAAGAACTAATAGAACAACACGACGTTAGTAATCCAGCTGATAGCTTGAGTATGATAAATACTCATATAGATTCAAATGATCCTATAACCTATATGAATAATATCATATCTAATAATAGTGATATTGTTTTTGAAGGTAATAATTTCTTCCAGAGTTGTTTAAAAGAAGGTATAGCTCCAGATGCTAAGTTTGAACATATACAAAGCCAACCTGAGCTTAAAGACTTCTACAACTTCTATAGAAAAACTTTAGTTACAGGAAGACAACACTTACCTGTTATATTTGAAAGAGATAGAGGTATATTAGATACTCTTTATATACCGGAAGCTCAATCTAATGAATTAAGAAAAGCTACTAATAGTTTTGAAAGAGGAGATATATTAGGTAGTTCTAAAAGAGTATTCAATGGTATGGTTGAAGACTTTTTACAGAGTGTAAGTTCCACAGACCAAGAAGGTAATACAATATCTTATTATGGTTTTTCTCAAAATAGACCTGAAGGTTATAAAGAAGATTTAATAGAATCTTTAGTTCAGTTCAAGATAATGAGTGAACAGTTTAGGGGTAAGAGAGAATATTTACACGAAGCACTTAATATTAAAGATCTTATATCTAATAGCTTACCTCCTGGAGACAAAGGTAATAATGCTGAAGCTATGGTAGCTTACTATATAGATGCTTATTTTTATGGTCTTACTAAACAAAAGAATAAGATAAAGATACCTAAAGCTAAATACTATAGTCCTCAAGAAAGAGACGAGGCTAATAGATTAAAAGAAGAAATAGCAGCTCTCAATGTAGATCCTGTTAATAATGAGAAAGAAATAGCTTTTAAACAAAACAGGTTAGATCAATTAGGTTCTTCTTATACTATATCTGACTTACTAGATTATTTAATTAGTTGGACAAGAAAGATAGGTCTTTCGTTCTCTACTACCTTAGCATTAGCGGATATGATGGCAGGTTTTACTTGTAATCAAAGAGAGGCTGCTAGAGGTACTAAGTTTAATATGAAAGACTTGTTCTTTGCTTATAAAGAGGTATTAGGTGAGAATAAAGGAGAGTTTAGCGCTTTCTTCGGTTCTATAGCTTTAAGCGGTGGTATAGGACCTATATCAGCTTTGGGTTCTTTTGTAGCTCATAAAGTGTTGAGTAAACAATCTGGTAAAGTTAGTAAGTTCGCTAATATGTTAGGTATTGAGAGTAGGACTAGTGATGCTACTCTATTCCTTAAATCTGAGTACGTTAATGATAACATGAGTAGTTGGAAAAAACTAACTAATATTAATAAAGATGATTTCTTTATTATGCAGCAAATTAGTGGTAAGCTCAACGCTCTTACTACAATGGTTGCTTATCTAAAAAGAAAGCAAATACAATATGATGATGGAACTTATGTTCACACTCTTAATGCTTACGATATATTAAATGATAAAGGTGATTTACAAATACCTGAAGAAGAATTAAATAATATACTTGAGGAATTAACCAGAGAGTGTGGAGATCTTATAGGTAACGTACACGGTAACTATGATAAAGATAAACCTATACTACTCCATAAAGCTATGTTAGGTAGAGTAGCTAGTTTATTTAAAACTTGGTTGTGGAGAGGTTTAGAACAACGCTTTAGTGGTTATAAAGTAATTAGGGGAGAAGAGTTTGAAGGTAACTATATGACTCTCTTTAAATATGGATATAAATCTATGTTAAAAGGTTATAGAGTATTTAAACATGGTGAAAAAGGATTATCATTACCTGAGATAGCTAAGTTGTTTACTTATATAACTATTCTTTCTCCTCTGGATATAAATAAGGATAGTAGTTGGGGTAATCCTTTAAGTACTATGGAACAGGAGAATATGAGAATGGCTGTTACTGAGATATATCAATACTTAGCAGTTATTAGTTTTGGTACAGCTGTTCTAATGTTTGCTCAAGCTGCTGACTTAGAAGATGACGACGATGAGAATTTAAGTATTCCAGAGAAGATAATGACTAATAACTTAGAGAAGTTGTATATATTAAGTCAGAAGAATCAAAGAGAGTTGTCTTTATACGTAGAGTGGATTGAATTAGCTAAAGGTGTTGCTAATCCCTTACCAATTAGTAGAATAGCAACCAACTTAGTAGAGTTAGGAGATGCTCTAAAGGAGCTTTCTAAGGCAGGTGCTGGCTTCGACCACGAGAGTTTGGTTATAGAGAAAGGTGCGTATAAAGGGCAGTATAAGGCTCTCAGGAAGCTCATAGAACTCACTCCTATCGTTAGCGGACTTGCAAGGTTAGATGAAAACGGAAAGAGCTTAAAAGAGCTTAGAGAAGCTATCGAGAAGAAGGAGGCAAAACTAGAACCTGGTTGGTTTAACGGAGACGTAGAACAAAGCATAGGAAGGTAGTTTGATAGCCCTTCTTGGCTAAAAAAGAAGCGAGGGGGAAGAATGTATAACTTTTATAAAAAACAGCTAAAATGAGGCTTGTAGATAGTAAAAAAGAAAGGAGAGGGAAAACCCTCTCCTTTTTCTATTCTTTATCTTCTTTAAGTTTTGCTAATAAAACCTCTTTACACTCGGTAGTTAAACTACCTAATACAGAATCACAGAACCTTGAATAAGCTAATTCTTGTAAATACCAACGAACCTCATCTATATATTTTAAATCACTATCCGGTTCAACTAAGTTAGTGTTAATATTTATATAACAACTTGTTTCTAATTGACCTAATAATCTTATAACATCTACATCTACTGAACAATCATAATCATCACAATCTAAAGTAATGTCTTCATCTAAATAAAACTCTTTTCTATTAGAGTCAATAAAAGGTAATAAATACTTTAAATCTGTAAATAGTTTAACTGATTGTCTATATAGATCTGAAGCATTATTACGTAAATCTAAAGTATTTTCATAACCACCTGTTATAAAAACTCTTTCAACTTTATTATTGAGTACAAAATAAAATAAATTATCTATACCCCAACAATTTGTAACTCTATCTATTTTTAATATAGGGTAAGTTCCTACAGTATCATAATTTACTTTATCTCCGTATTTAAATTCTACTCTATATAAAGTTTTAGTTACTTTATCTTTTATAAATTCTAAATAGTTATTTAATTCTCTTTTCTTATATTCTGTAATTAAAGGTTCATCTGTAGCATATCTATAAACAAACTCCTCTGGTACTTCGATAACAGTTTGTTTATCTTCTTTACTTAATATTGAAATTATTCTTTTACCTTCTACATTCTCAATATTAATTACATCTCCTATGAACACTATTTTATATCTATCATTAATGAAAACCGAAGGGTCCACTAAAGGTAATACCTCTGGAATAGCTGCTACGTTATCCCCTACTTCAAATAAATATTTCATGGTTATTTTATTTTTAATTGTTTAAAAAGTCAGACATAAAAGAACTATATAAGTTTTCCGCTTTACATAAAACATTAGATAATGATAAGAGTATTGGAGAATTATCAATAAGTTTTATTCCTTGTAATTTTATCTCTAAATCTCTTTCAGTATTAACAGTAACATAATATCTTTCTAATTTAATTTTTATAATAGTAGATCTTAAATTATCTATACCTTCTTTTTCTTCTATCCATAAGAAATCTCTTTCTTTATAAGGATATTGAAATTCAAATTCTTTTTTAGTCATTTTGATTATTTAAATAAACTAACATTATAGCATTACAAGCTATGTGGTCTATATGAGGTAGATCACTCTCCCTGTCTATTTCTTCTGTATCTAATGCAATTAAATGTCTTTTTAAAGCATTAAGGATTCTTTCTTTATCTAACCCTTTCCAATTATCTTTAGGATACTTAATTAAACCACTCTCGAATACTTTAACAATATTTGGAATAGTAGAAAAAGGAAATAGAGAAATATCAGGTTTACCAGAATCTAATTTATAACCTATAATTTTCTCATCTAAACTATCTTTATCCATTAGTTGAACCAAACCCCCCTTCCCCTCTTTCAGTGTTATCTAATTCTTCTTCTTCAAATTCCATATTATAAACAGGTTTTAGAAGAAGTTGTCCTATTCTATCACCCGCTGAATAAACATTCATAAACTGTTTTTTATTTAATAGATGATTAACAACTTCTTCTATATTCTGATTAGATAGATTCATTTCTTCAGTAACTCTTAAATATAGAACAACATTAAATCTAAGTAATATCTCCCCTCTATAGTCAGAGTCTATAGTACCTACACCATTACATAAACTCATATCTTTATTACATATTGAGCTTCTTGCTCTTATTTCTCCTTCATAACCTTCTGGAATAGCTATTGCTAAACCTGTACCATAGGATAATACAGCTCTTATACATAGAATATTTTGACCAATATCTACTACCTCTATAATTCTGTATAACTTAACACTCACGGCTGTTAAATCATAACCTGCACTATAACCCGTCCCTTTAAATGGAACTATTGCTTCATCTGATAACTTTTCAAATTTTACTGTCATGTTTTTTTAAAATAAACTAAATTGTCTTTCTTGAATAGTATATATCA